ACAAACAAAAGTAATTTAGTGTTTGAACACAACGGAGAACAAATTAAAGTAAGTCCAAAAGGTGAAGTTTTATGAGTCATTTAATCTATATTAATGGACTTGGTCCAAATTATAGAGGAGATAACATGTATGAATTTATCTTTAGTGATGAATTAGACGTTTGGGGTGAAAATTGGGATTCAAGACCAGCACATGGTTACCCACAACCACCTGAATTAAAATATATAAAGAAAGTTGGACTACTGAAGAATACGGTGGTCCAACTTGAACTTATACAGGACTCTGATTTTATGGGAGTCACAGACGCAATGGAAGATGTAATTGCGTTAGCCTGGGAAAAAGATGAAAGTTGTGAAGATGAGACCCGTCTTGTTTTTCGTTTCGGAGATTCAGAACAGAAAGTAAAAGATAAATTGTACGAAAGAGACATTATTTTAGAATTAGAAAAAGACGTTGTATATGAAAAATAAAAAAATTAAACAACTAATGGAACGTGGATTGAGCCATAAATTGTTATTAACAATGAATGAAGGTCAAATCAATCAATTGCATAAAATGATGGTATCTGAAATAACAATGGTACCAAAAACTGACACCGCAACAATTGATAAATTAAAAAACGAGAAAAAACCTTTTGAAGTTTATGAGCAAGGTGTAGAAGTTGATAAAAGTGATTCAAAACTTGGTCAAACTACTCAAGAACCACATCAAGTACAAGCACCTGATGGTATGGATGATGAAGGTGATGATGGTATTGACAAAGAAGAAGATATTAGCGAAGCGAAGAAAAAATCAAAATATAACCCATATGCGATTTGTACCTCATCAGTTGGTAGAGAAGATAAGAAAAAATTTGAAAGATGTGTGATGGATGTAAAAAGAAATATTAAAGAAGGTAAAAATCCTTATTTACCAATTGTTGAGTCTTCTTTATTAAGAATGGTTGAAAAACATATATCACCAAAAATTTCTAAAATTGATTTATTAAATACTTTGAGTGAACAAGGAATAATTTCTCGTCCATTTAAAAATAGTATGATTGGATTTGTTGATGAAACAAAAATGGACAAATCAAATAAAAACACATATGTTTCTAAAAAAGAAGCTATGGAACAAGGTACAAAAACAGCACCAGCACCTACAAGAGTAAAACCTGGTACTAAAGAAAAAGAAAAACCTGGTAAAATGGACCCTTTTAAAAACCCAAAACATCAACCAAAACCAAAAGCGGAAAAAATGGATGAACAAGGTACAAAAACAGCACCAGCACCTACAAGAGTAAAACCTGGTACTAAAGAAAAACCAAATACTTCTGACCCTTTTAAAAACCCAAAACATCAACCAAAACCAAAGGCGTCTACTGAAGCTCCAAAAATGGGTACTGTTAAGATTCCTGATTATTTAGAATTTGACCAATTAAAAATTGACTTTAAAAACCAATAATGAAAAAGAAACAAATCGTTAGAGAAGCTCCAATTGATTATGGAGATAGACCTGAAAGAATGTCACCTGATATTGAAAGAACAATTCTTTCAAAAGGAACTCCATTATCTACAAATCCAGCATTTCCAAATATTGAACAGGGTAATTTACCTGAGACATTTGAAGAATTAGTTGCTTCTAAAAGATTTAAAGATGTTGTTGCTAAAGTTAGACGTTATGTACCAAACGCTGGTGCTGACATATCAAGAGGAAACGCTTTACAACAATTACAAAGAATGATGATGACTATGGCCATGCAATTGTTACAAAAACAAATGGCTCATAAAGAATATCTTGAAAATTTGGCGATTGATTTGGTTAGAAAAGAAATGGGTGTACGACCAGACCAAATTAATTATGTTGCTGAACTTGTAATGCCAGGTCAAATTGATATGTCTGGTTTTCAAAAACAAGGTGAAGAACCTGAAGACGAAGAAGTTGAACAGAATTTCCAAGAAAAAGAAGAAGACCTTGAAGATTTTATTTCAGCATTTGAAAGATTTGATATTGAAAAGGCAAAAAGAAGATTTATTAACGCATTAATTCAAGGTTCGTCTAAAAAAGGACATTACATGTTTGAATTAGTTAGAGATGAATTAGATAGAGTTGACCCCGACTTATTAAATTTGTACGGTGTTGTTATGTCTGTAAATGATTTATTGTATTGGGTATTACCTGATGAGATGATGGACATGATGATGAGTCAAGGTGGTGTTGGTGGTAAGGAAGAGGTTGATATTCAAACTGACCCCCCAACAGTTAAAGCAACAGGTGTATTTTTTCCTATATTAATTCACGAGTTAATTAAAGGTACAATGGAAATCTTGGGTACTCAAGGTCTTCCTGACGACCCAAAACAAGCCGAAATGGTCATGGCATCAACTGACAGCTTATCAAATGAGATTTGGGATTTAAGAATTGGTCCAATATTGTGGGAAAAATTCTTGGCAGCATATCCTGAAGAATTATTTGAAGAAGATAAAAAATTCATACAAAACTACCTCTTTGCAAGATTTTCAGCACTTTCTGCTGATGAGTTTTTCAAATTAGCAAAAATGATTTTAAGAGGTGATGCAAAAGCAACATCAATCTTAGACAGAATGGTTAAGGAGATTGTGGCTCATTTGAATGAAGTACATAGTGATGATGACGAAGACTATGATACTGATGAAGATGGTGACACTATGGGTCCTGACGATGATGATTTGAGTGATTTAGATGATTTCTTAGGTAGTTTAGGTATTGACAGGTCCTAACACTAACCTTTTATGGGTTTAACCAGAGAACAATTACTATTAGAATATTCAAGGTGTATGAAGAATACACCATACGCTCTTAAGACGTATCTTCAGACTTATGATAACACTCAGTCAAGATACGTCCCATTAGAGTTATTTCCTGACCAAGTTAATTTGGTTGAGGATTATGAAAAATACAACGAAAATATTGCGTTAAAATACCGTCAGGCGGGTGTATCTACCGTGACTGCGGCTTGGGCAAGTAAAAGACTTGTATTTGCATCAAAACAAAGACCTGAAAAGGTTTTGATTATTGCAAACAAATTGGATACTGCCGTGGAAATGGCAAACAAAATCCGTGGATTTACCGAACAATGGCCTTCTTGGGTAGGTGTAGGGTTCTCTCCCGATAAAAACGCAGCAAGACACTTTAAATTAACAAATGGTTGTGAAGTAAAGGCGGTTGCAACATCAAAGGATGCACTTCGTGGTTATACCCCTACTATGTTGATATTTGACGAAGCTGCGTATATTGAAGCAGATGGTGATTTCTGGGCTGCCTGTATGGCTTCATTGTCTACGGGTGGTAAAGTTGTTGTTGTATCAACACCAAACGGATATGACCCAATTTACTATGAAATCTACGAACAGGCCAATCGTGGGATGAACGATTTCAAAATAACAGAAATGTTTTGGTATCGTGACCCACGTTATACAAAAGATTTGTATTTGGTTAAAACGGATGAGATTATTCATTATCTATTAAACCGTGAAGAATATACTGCCGATAGGGTTATTGATTTTTCAGGTCGTGACCCCTACGAAAGAAACTACGATGAGTTAAAGGCTTATTTTGATTTAGGTTATAAACCATGTTCGTCTTGGTTTGAGGCGATGGTTAAAAAACTTAAGTACGACAAACGTAAGGTTTCTCAGGAATTGGAATGTAATTTCTTGGGTTCGGGTGATAACGTATTTGATGCTAATTTAATTAAGAACATTACTGATAATATGATTAAAGAACCTATCAATAAAATGATGGGTGGTGGACTTTGGATATGGAAAGAACCTGAAATGGGTCACAGATATATTATGGGTGTGGACGTTTCTCGTGGGGATTCTGAAGATTATTCAACATTTCAAATTTATGATTTTGATGAAAGGGAACAAGTTGCTGAATATGTTGGAAAACTTCCTCCTGATGTATTAGCGGAGATTGCCTACAAATGGGGTAATATGTACAACTGTTTTATCGTAATTGATATCACGGGTGGTATGGGGGTTGCAACGGCAAGAAAACTACAGGAACTTGGATATAAAGATTTATATGTTGATGGTGTTGATTTTGGGAACAAGTGGAAATACGACCCAAAGGCAGCTGAAAAAATACCTGGTATTAACTTTAACAACAAAAGGGTTCAAATTATTGCTGCACTTGAAGAAAGTTTAAGACATGGTTTAAAAGTTCATTCATCACGAATGTTGAATGAAATGAATACGTTTGTTTACATCAATGGAAGACCTGACCACATGAAGGGACAACATGATGATTTAATTATGTCATTGGCGATGGCTGTATATGTGTCAGATTCATCTTTTTCACAACTTACAAAGGTTACACAACAAGCAAAAACAATGTTGGAGTCTTGGCAGGTTACATCTTATGACCCACCAAAAGAACAATATTTTAATCCATCAATGCCAAATAAACAATATAAAACAAATATTGCTTATCAAAATCAACCAACACAAAAGGATTATCAAGACTATTTATGGGTGTTCGGCGGATATAAGCGTTGATAAAAAATACATATATATTAACTTTTTACTATGGAAGAAAAAAACTTGACAATATGGCAACGATTGTCCCAAGAACTTGGACCAAATTCATTGTTGGGTCAAGACATACCTACTTATAAGTTTGATAAAAAAGAACTATTAAGAACTACTGACAAAGAAGAATATGAAAAACAAAAACTTCAAGCCAGACAGACTTATTATATTACAAGCCAATGGGCTAAAATTGAAAATAATTTATATTCTCAAGCAGTTTATTATCAACCAACAAGATTGGCATCATACTATGATTATGAGTCAATGGAGTATACTCCCGAAATTTCAGCGGCTTTGGATACATACGCTGAAGAATCTACTACAGTTGACGAGAATGGTTACATGTTACAAATATACTCCGATTCTCCAAGAATTAAGGCTGTATTAGGAGATTTGTTTAATAACGCATTGGACATTAATACAAACTTACCAATGTGGACACGTAATACCGCAAAATATGGTGACAACTTCGTGTTTTTAAAGTTAGACCCTGAAAGAGGTGTTGTTGGTTGTTTACAATTACCAAACATTGAAATTGAACGTATTGAAGTTGGTATGAAAGGTAAAGCAACTTCAGGTATGGGTGGAGCTGTTGCTTCAGGTAGTGATGCTAAAAGTTTAACATTTACTTGGAAAAACAAAAGTTTGGAATTTAATAGTTGGGAAATAGCACACTTTAGATTATTGGGTGATGATAGAAAACTTCCATATGGTACCGCCATGTTGGAAAAGGCAAGAAGAATTTGGAAACAATTAATTCTTGCTGAAGATGCAATGTTGGTATATAGAACATCAAGAGCACCTGAAAGACGTGTATTTAAGGTGTTTGTTGGTAACATGGATGACGCAGATATTCAACCATACGTACAAAGATTTGCACAACAATTTAAGAAAGACCAAATTACTGACCCACAAACAGGAAACGTAGATATGAGATTCAATCAAATGGCGGTTGACCAAGATTTCTTTGTACCTGTAAGAGACCCATCGTCTCCAAACCCAATTGAAACTTTACCAGGAGCAACAAACTTATCCGAAATTGCGGATATTGAATATATTCAAAAGAAATTATTAACAGCGTTAAGAATTCCAAAAGCGTTTTTAGGTTTTGAAGAAGTTGTTGGTGATGGTAGAAATTTATCATTACAGGATATTCGTTTTGCAAGAACAATTAATAGAATTCAAAAGTCTATGGTTGCGGAACTTAACAAGATTGCAATTGTTCACTTATTTTTATTAGGTTTTGAAGATGAATTAAATTCATTTCAGTTAAGTTTAACTAACCCATCTAAACAAGCGGACTTATTAACAATTGATGTTTGGAAAGAAAAAATGTTATTGTATAAAGATGCCGTAACAAAAGTTGAAGGTATTGCACCAACATCTCAAACATGGGCTAAGAAACATATTCTTGGTTTCTCTGATGAAGATATTAAACTTGATTTACAACAACAAAGAGTTGAAAAGGCAGTTGCCGCTGAAATTGAAGCAACACCAAATGTTATAACACATACAGGATTATTTGATAATATCGACAAACTTTATGGTAATACGTCAGGAACAACAGCACCAACAACCCCACCAGCTGAAGGTGGTGAATTTGGGGCTGACTTAGGTGGAGCTCCACCGGCAGGAGGTGAACTTCCACCGGCAGAAGGTGAAACTGCAATTACCCCAGAGTCCGTTAAAAAGAATATGAATATATTATTAGAAAGAGATAATGTTTACGGTGTTGAAGAAATTGATTTGGAAAGAGGTAGACGTTCTTTGGGTATTATTGAAGAACAATTAGGAAAACTGATTGATTGATATATTTATTAATATGAAATTTGGACAATTACTTAGCAAGATAGAAGGATTAATGATTAATTCTTATGTGAATGAAACAACAAAAATAGAGTTAAAAAACTTTAAAAAATTAGTATTGGAAAATAAAAATGCCAGTACAATGTTTTATATCTATACTGAATTGTCCAAGAAAAAAGGTTATGATAAAACTTTATCTGAATCTTACATCAATGAATCTTTAAGACAAGTAGAAAAAATTATTCCAAAATTAAATACTCAAAAAATTGAATATTGGGTTAAAGATGTTGTAAGTGAAAATAATTACAAAGATATTGATAATTTAATTTACAATTCTCCTGATAAAATTATGGAGAATGTTGAAAGCAGAAAAACTTTAATTAAGACTTTAAGTGAAACTACTGAAGTTAAAACTGCAATACAACTACCAATGGAAACTTTATTGAATATCGCCAATAAAGAAATTAGTTCTTACATTGAAAATTTAGATGAAGATTCAAAAAGAGATTTATCTAAAGTATTGATGACTGAAGATGTGGAATTGTCAAAAGAATTTGAAGATTTAAAAGTAAAAACAATTCATTCATTAAGTGGTATTAATGAATCTATGGATGATATCACAACAAAAAAATTACAGGAAACTATTAACCAAATTAAAGGTGAAGAGTTTTCTAAAATCAATTATGTAAGATTATACAATTTGTATAACAACATTAATTAATCCTTAGGTTTTTGAGATTCAACGTACTTAGCTTTTAATTTTTGAGCTCTACGTGCAACAGATGGTTTTTCATACTGAAGTCTTTCTCTCAACTTTTCATTTTGCTTGGTTTTAATTACCTTTCCTTTTAATTGTTTCAAGGCTTTTTCCAATGGAGTTTTTTCGTCTATTTTTACTTTTAACATATTATAGTAAATAATACAAAGTTGGTCAAAATTTGACAATAGAATAAAATTAGATTATTTTTTTTCAAACAATAAACAATTTATACACATGATTATTAATGAAAAAAGGAAAAACATCACGAATTGTAGGATTCAACAATTCAAAAGTGAGTTATGGAACAGTTGATTCCAAAAATTTTAAATCAGTTTATCTTAATTTACAAAGTTGGGTTTCACCAAAACAAAGTTATGACAATTGGGAGAGAATAGTATCAAATTTTAGTAGACAAATAAAACACACAATATTTGAAATATTAGACCCCACATTTTTTAAAGACAACTATATTGTTGATTTGGATTTGAGAACTAGCGGAATTGTTTATGGTAAAAAAAGTTTTATGAATTTGGAAATTACTTTATTTTTATCACAGGAAGTGGATTTCAAAGATACAATTCTTAAAGATAAATTAAAAAGAATTGCCAAAGAAATTTATATTGAAAACTTCAAAAAGAACGAGTATTTTGATTTTACACTATCTAAAAAGAGCAAAGAAGAAGCATCCTAGTATTTATTACTAAAACATACGTATGAAAATATTAGGACCTACCGAGACAGGTAAAGGAATATTGATTGAAATGGACGCAGGATATGTGTCACCATCTCATGAATTTAATAAAAAGATGCTTGAAGAAAATCACAAGAACTTCTTGGATTATTCAAAACCTTTTGAATTCTATGCCGTACTTCAAAAATACAACACACCAAACCGTAATGGTAGAGTGTATCCTGAAAGAATCTTAAAACGTGAATCTGAGAATTATAAAAAGATGATTCAAAAAGGAACATCTCTTTCAGAATTAAATCACCCTGAATCATCATTAATTGACCTTGACCGTGTGTCTCACATCATCAATGATATATGGTGGGACGGACATATCCTTATGGGTAAGTTACGTCTTCTAACATCACCAGGATTTCATGAGAGAGGGATTGTATCTACAAAGGGTGACCAAGCAGCAAACTTGTTAAGACAAGGTGTTACTTTGGGTATATCTTCACGTGGGGTTGGTTCTTTAAAAAAGAGTGGTGAACAGAATGAAGTACAAGATGATTTTGAATTAATCTGTTTTGATTTGGTATCTTCACCATCTACACCAGGAGCATATTTGTTTACAAACCCTGATGACAGAAACAAATTTGAAGAAAATTTAGAAGAAGAAAAAGTTTCAAGAATGTCTCCAATCGAACAGGAAAGTGGAACAAAAATGAACCGCTCTATTGACTTATTAAAAAAATTAAACCATTATTTGGACAGATAATTTAAAAAACATGGACGAAAAATATTTTGTAGCAAAAGTACAGTACGATTTACCTGATGAAAATACAGGAAAATTAAAAAAAATCCGAGAGGAAAAATTGGTTAAAGGTTACTCTGTAACTGATGTTGAAGCCAAGGTGACATCCCGATATACAGGGTTTCAACATGATTGGAGAATCACAGCAGTCTCCGAGAGTAAAATAGACGAAGTTATTGAAGATTAATAAAAACCCCTCCTAACCGAGGGGTTTTTTATTTATTTAGGGTTTTTGACAAGCCCAAACAGAATTTTTTAACATATGGATATATTTATATGTTAAATTATTCTATAATAATATGACAGAAAAAAAGTCGTTAGTTGAGGAAGCACTACTACAAATGAAAAATTTGGAACAAGTAGTTGCCGAAAATGCAAAAGGAATACTTGCTTCTACAATGAAGGAAGAAATCTCAGAACTAGTAAAAGAGTCTTTGAAAAATGAGGCTGAAGATGAATCAATGGATGTTGAAATGGATGAACAATCGGAAGATGAGTTAGACATGGATATTGATATGGATTCTGATGATGAAGAAATGGATGATGTTGAAATGGACATTGATATGGATTCTGACGATGATGAATCGGATGATGAACTTGAAATGGACTTTGATATGGATTCTGATGATACACTACCAATTGACCTTACAAACGCATCCGATGATGAAATCTTAAAGGTTTTCAAATCTATGAGTGATGAAGATGGTATCATTGTTAAACAAGATGGTAACAACATTACTTTAAATGATGAAGACGAAGATGTTGAATATATTATTCAAACTGAAAGTGACATGGAAGAAGAAACTATGGAAGAAATGGATGAAGAAGAAGAATTATCAGATGAGGATTTAGATTCTATGATGGCTGATATTTTTGGTGAAGAGATGAACATGGACGAAGAATCTATGTATGAAGAAGATATGGATGAAGAAGATATGGATGATGAGGTAGTATATGAAATTGAAATGGATGAAGACGAAGATATGGATGATTCTGATGATTCAGATGAAAGTATGTCTGAAAGTAAAATGACAATTAAACCAGTTATGGGTAAATTAACTAAATCCTCTTTAACTAACAAAGCTAAAAAAATGGAAACTAAAGAAGGGTCAATGATGAGTAAACCTGTAGTAGGTAAAGGTGTTAAAACCGGAAGTGCTAAATTTGAATATAAAGAAGGTAGAAAAATGGAAACCAAAGAAGCGGCTATTGAACCAAAAGGTAAGGCTAAAGGAGTTGGTATGAATTTGAAACCTAAGAAATTTGAATACACTGAGGCTGAAATGGAAGAAAAATACGGTTCTAAAAAACACGAATACAGACGTAAGGATGTTGATGGTGTTGAAAAGAAAGCTGGTGAAAAAGGTGGTCATTACAAAGATTACGAAAAAGAGGAAACTAAAGAAGCTGCTAGAACATTAGGTAATGGAACTAGAAATTACGCTGAAAGAAAAGGTTTACCTAAAATGAAAGTAATTCCAAATCAAGCTCTTGCTGAAGAAGTTGAAAGATTGAGAGAGAAGAATGAAGAATACAGAAAAGCACTTAATATTTTCAGAGAAAAATTAAATGAAGTTGCTGTGTTTAATTCTAACTTGGCTTATGCTACAAGATTGTTCACTGAACATACAACAACAAAACAAGAGAAAATTAATATCTTAAGAAGATTTGATGATGTTGAATCATTAAAAGAATCAAAAACTTTATACTCATCAATTAAAGGAGAATTAAACACAACAAACAGTACTCAAAGTGTTGTAACAGAATCTATTGAAAAAATTGGAAAATCTCCAGCATCAGGTTCTTCACAAAACTTAATTGAGTCAAAAACGTATGAAAATCCACAATTTTTAAGAATGAAGGATATTATGCAAAAAATACAAAAATAAAAATAAATAAAACTTAAAAACAAAAAAAATACTAAAATGGGTGCATTATTAGAAAGCGGTCTTGTTGGTAACATTGGTTTGAAACACCTTAAAGTTATCAAAGAAGACACAATCAACAAATGGGATAAACTTGGCTTTTTAGAAGGTCTAAAAGGTCACATGAAAGAAAACGTGGCTCAGTTGTATGAAAACCAAGCTTCACACTTAATTAACGAAGCTTCTTCAACTTCTGATTCAGGTTCTTTTGAAACGGTTGTTTTCCCAATCGTGAGAAGAGTATTCTCTAAATTATTAGCTAACGACATCGTGTCTGTACAAGCAATGAACTTACCAATCGGTAAATTGTTCTACTTCGTACCTAAAATTCAAGGTTATTCTGGTGGAACTTCAGCGGATGGTTTGTTTGGACAATCAGGTTCACACTACGCTCCTATTGGTTCTCCTGGAAACTATCCTGGTAACCCAGATGCTGGTTATAGTGCTGCAGATAGTAATGGTCTTTACAATCCTATTTACAATAAGGATTTGTATGACTTATTCTACGAAGGTAACGAAGCTGGTTTGAACCCTCCTGGTTTGTTTGACTATTCAAAAGGTCAGTGGACAGCAGTAACTGCATCAACTGTAACTTACGCTTGGTCTAATGCTGGTGTATTAGTTCCTAGCGCTTACACTACAGATAATTACAGAAAAGTAATTATTGTTATGAGTGGTTTCTCTAACGCTGGTGCTGGTCAATTGATTGGTCCTAATGGTAATACTATGGATACTGAAGAATTCTTATCAGGTTTGAACATCTTAGGTGTAGCTGGTAACGTTTATACTTCAGCAAACACAACTAACCCTTACTTATTCAGAGTTGTAACTCAAAGATATGGTAAAGGTATTGTTCAATACGGTAATCAAGTAAACACTACTTGGCCAACTGCTAATAACTCAGGTGGTTCTTATTACAATATTTGTGACGCTGATGGATTTATTTTCTTAGAAATGGATTTACAAGCTCCTGTTTGTATCACTTGTGGTGATTCATCTATGGACGGTTACACAGGTTCAACATTCTCATCTTCAACTGTTGTTAACAATGCGTTCTACGCAATTTACAGAAACTACAAAGAGTTGGAATTTGAAGACCAAATTGGTGAAGTTTCTTTTGACCTTGAGTCAGTAACAGTTTCTGTTACAGAAAGAAAATTGAGAGCACAATGGTCTCCTGAATTAGCTCAAGACGTTGCGGCGTTCCACAACATTGATGCTGAAGCTGAATTGACAGCATTGTTATCTGAGCAAGTTGCAGCAGAAATTGATAGAGAAATCTTGAGAGATTTGAGAAAAGGTGCGGCTTGGAACTTGAGATGGGATTACAACGGTTGGAAGAGACTATCTTCTGCTGGTACTACTCCTTACACTCAAAAAGATTGGAACCAAACTTTGATTACTGCAATTAACCAATTGTCAGCTCAAATCCACAAATCAACTTTAAGAGGTGGTGCTAACTGGATTGTTGTATCTTCTGAAGTATCTGCTATCTTTGATGACTTGGAGTACTTCCACGTATCAAACGCAGCTCCTGAGCAAGACCAATACAACATGGGTATTGAAAGAATCGGTACATTGTCAGGAAGATACCAAGTGTATCGTGACCCTTACTTCCCAGCTAACCAAGTGTTAATCGGACACAAAGGTACTAGCTTGTTGGATACAGGTTACATCTACGCTCCATATGTTCCTTTACAGTTGACTCCAACTATGTATAACCCATTCAACTTCACACCTATCAAGGGTATCATGACAAGATACGCTAAGAAAATGGTTAACAACCGTTTCTATGGTAGAGTAACAGTTGATGGTGTAAGAACATTCAACTTACAAGAATTGAGATAATTTATCTTAAAACTTATAAAAAAAGGGAGCTTCGGTTCCCTTTTTTGTTTTTACGTGGTATTTATATGTATAAAAATAATAATTAAATTATGGCTTGTAAAAAATCAACAATAACAAATACTGCTTCAAGTATTATAGTAATATCATACACAAGATGTGATGATAATTTTGTAGTTAATAATTATGAAATTCAACCAGGTGAAACCGTTAATATTTGGTATGTGACCGGTACATTTAGAACGGCATTTGCGGGTGTTACACTAACAAATACGGTAGATTGGCCTCAATAATAATTTGACATGGCTTGTAAAAAAAGTATAATTACCAACAATTTAGGTAGAATAAGTGTTATTTCTTATACAAGATGTAATGATAATTTTGTTGTTAATAATTATGAAATTCAAATAGGTGAAACTGTAAACATTTGGTATGTTGATGGTACGTATAAAACTGCGTTTTCAAATTTAACAGTAGATTCTACAATTGAATGGCCACCCGTTACTCAAACTCCAAGTTCTTCATCTACTACGCCAACTCCAACACCAAGTAATACCTCAACTCCATCAGTAACTCCAAGTGTAACACCAACTAACACATCAACACCTACGGTTACTCCAACTAATACTGTAACTTCAACAAATACACCAACACCTACTAATACGGAAACTCCTACACCTACAACAACTAATACGGAAACTCCAACTAACACACCAACTAATACGGAAACTCCAACTAACACACCAACACCTACTGTAACAGAAACTCCGACTAATACACCAACACCTACTGTAACAGAAACTCCGACTAATACACCAACACCAACTAATACATCAACACCTACGGTTACTCCAACTAATACTGTAACTTCAACAAATACACCAACACCAACACCTACTAATACGGAAACTCCTACACCTACAACAACTAATACGGAAACTCCAACTAACACACCAACACCTACTGTAACAGAAACTCCGACTAATACACCAACACCAACTAATACTGAAACACCAACTGAGACTCCGACACCTACTAATACATCAACACCTACGGTTACTCCAACTAATACTGAAACACCAACTACTACACCTACGGTTACTCCAACTAATACTGAAACACCAACTGAGACTCCAACACCTACACCTACTGACTCATAAGGAGTTTAGGTGTTAATAATTCTTAAAGACTTTGAAACTGCTTCAGTTTCTTCCATTGTAAATGAGCCTCTAACGTGGCAAGCAATTAATGCTTGTCTTATACAATATATTGCTTGTTCTTCATTCATACCATCAATAAATGAATTTAATTGTTCATTTGATGTGTAATGTATTGTATCAAAAAGAGAACCAATAATTTCTTGCGTTTTTTTTGATATTTCTTCAGTATTTTTAGTATTTTCCATATGGTTTTATATTTATGTTAAGTATCGTAATTTTTTTCACAAAAACAACATGGAACAACAATTAAATGAAGATTTGGCAGTATGGTTTGGCAAAAAAAAGAAGCCAAAAGGAAGTAGTCAGCCTAAAGGGCCATGGGTTAATATTTGTAGTAAAGATAAAAATGGAAAACATCCACCTTGTGGTCGTTCAGACACTGATAAAGGTGCTTATCCAAAGTGTAGAGCAGCAGGTGTTGCGGGTAAAATGAGCGATTCCGCAAAACAAAATGCTTGTAGACAAAAAAGAGAAGCCGAAAAAAAAGATACTCAATCAGGTAAAGGTCAAAAACCAGTAATGACCTCTTATAAACCCAAAAAGAAAAACACTAATGAAGGTATGAGACAATTTATTAAGTCCATCCTCAACGAACAGGTCAGAAAAAACAAAATGATAGACCTTGGAGAAATGGTTGAATCGCAATATGCTAAAGATTTAAAAGAAGCTCGTAAAATTGCACAACAACATTTAAATGAAAATCCAAGATATTATTGTGTACTACACAGAATAGGACTAATTGATGAAGGACAAACAGAAAAAATTGCTAAGGAAGTTTGTCCATCAAACTAATGTTTGTAATATATTCTTAAGAGAATGTTTAATATTGGAAGTAATTTCTTCTTCCATTTTTAATCTTTGACTTTCTAAAACTTCATTAAAGTGATTTGTTATTTCAATTTTTGATTTGTCTTGAATTACAACCGTATATGAATATTTGTGATTAATTACATTAACTGTATTACCTTCAATTGTTATAAAAATAGAATTTGCAGGATTGTGTATGTATTTTTTATTTGAAAGTGGTGTCATTAATAATTGAGTATCTGGTTTATCAATCAATTTTTTACAAATTGATAAACAATCCAACTCGTATTTTGACCTGTGACCACGTTCGTAGTCCATTTTTCTTGCAGAATCAATGTACATTCGTTGAATCCACCTTTTGAATATGTGTTTGTATTCTTTCATTTTAATATGGATTCAAAGATAATAATTTTTTTTGAATTAACAATAGGCACCTGAACAATGTTTTTTTCCGTCTAAACCAGGCATCCTACCTTTACACACTTGAACCGCATAACCATTCGCATATGCCGAAGGGTAAACATCATACTTTGCTTTAGCAGCAGCTTTACCACGAACACATAATTTTGTTCCCGTTTTTTTCTTACCTTCCATCATATTAGGCTCAACCTCCATTGTTTCGTCTTCACCCCCATTGATTTCATTCATTAAAAAATCAAAGACTTGGTCCATATTGTTTTTTGCTTCAGAAATGTGGTCTTGAGCCCAGTCATGACCATTGTCAAGAATACTTTCAATTTGTGATTCATCTAAATCTAACAACATTTCACATTGTCTTTTCATTTGTTCTAAATTAGAGAAGAACATGTATCTTTCATTTTTTTGTTCTTGTAATACTTTTCTTACAAGGTTTTGAATCATAGATTCATTAAGTCTAACTATTTTTTTCATTTTTTGTTTACGATTTGGAACATTAATTCTTTTTGATAAGTATCTCGTTCTCCGCTAGTATTCACTTTTATATCAACATAATATTGATTTGGTATTTTATCTCTTGTATCAAACATAAAGTAGTATTCATTGGGTGTTCTATTGATTGGTGTCCAATCTTGAACTTGTACTTCGGTATTACCTTCTCTAACATATACTCTATAAAATGTATCAATACTATTTAAAACAACCTGACTTGTGTAAGCTTGTTTGATAGTTACCATCACTTTACGAATATCGGTGTTAAGTATTTTTTCATTTTGTTTAATACCACTAAAATCAAAACCATAAAGGATTGGGTCTTTAGATTGAACACCAATTTGATATGCTGAAGATGTGGGTAATAAAACAAAATCATTTTCAATGTCAGATAAATTATTACCATCAATAACAATATTAGTCCATTTATCCGTGAATTGACATGGTGTATAATATCCATTCAATGGTGGTACTACTACTTCATACACACCTTTTGTACGTAAACAAGTGGTTAATCCAGTATAACCTGAAATAGGTTCACCATCAGGATTTAAAATATCAACAACAGGGTTTTCGTCCAAATTTACAAAGTCACCATTTTGATAAACATACAAATATAACTGATTTGTTCTGTTCTGTGCAAAAGTGTTTCTATCATCCTTAATAATATCATCGTATGTGGTTTGTAAGAAGGGCTGGTAGAACGTTTGGGTGTGACGGGTAAAGAACCCCACAGAATAAGTTTCAGTCAATCCTGAGATGTTTTCTACTTCGGGAACATATGCAACACCCCAACCTGTAACACCTGTAATACTACCGTTTAAAATACCATTGATTTCACTTGTCATATCAAAGTTAATATCTTCATTACCAAACTCAAAATGTTGGGTATCAACGATTGTTAAAGCAGAATAATTTAATCCTGAAAGTGATGTTGTTGGTATTGTATTGGTGTTGTTATATAATCCTGGATATGACCAATTATTTATAGTGGTTGTTTGGAACCAGTTGGATGGTCTTTCACTAAATGGTACGTTATCTGAGAATTGACCCACTACAGGTTGGTATGTATAATCAAAACCAACACCTTCATCCCAATCTTGGGGATTACCTGTGGTTCCTGAATATTCAGGTATCCTGAATAATATTAAATCAAATGATGTTGCTCTACGAGAACCATCAGTTGTTGTTGTATTTAGTAAATCAATATCAAACGCTGATGTATTTGTCATGTTTAACACATGAGTCATTCCTGTTGTACAACCTGTTGATATTGTGCCTGTGGCAACACCTTCTATTAAATCTGCTAAATCCAAATCAAAAAGAAATCTTGTAAACCCTCTTGGTGCAAAAGTGGCTAAGTCACCCCCAAAATAAAGTTGTGTAATTGGGTTTCTACCCGTATTAACTACACTGTTTAATTGGATTGTGTTGTTCTTGTTAAAATATGACCTTAAAATTGACATTATATATTTTACTATATAAATATCAATTAATTCTAATATTTGGATTTAGAATTTTATTTACCGCATTTTGTAATTCAAACAATATTTGTGTGGATTGTGTTCCGTCTGTTGCAACGGGAACTGGTGGGGTTCCTGGTACTGGATGGACGTGAGCAACCAAGAATCTAACGATTAAATTAAGTAGGTCAATTAGTTCTTCACCTCTAACCATTGATGATGTAAATGGTAATACTTTATCAATAATATCTTGTTGTGTAATACCATATATTGTACCCTCTAAATCAACAGGTTTGTTTGACTTATGTGATAAAAGGTAGACAGTATCGGCACCTCCAGCAAAAAATGTTCCATAATCGGCAACAACTTCTTTTGGAACCACATCCTCCAAATTAACTTTAATAGGTTTTCCTACTTCACCTTTTGAACGTACAATTGCGTACTTTATTGCTTGTGTACCTAAACCTGGATTTAATGTAATTGAGTTTGCAATTCTTGATGCGTTTGTAAAAACAACGGCATTTGCGGTTGTTGAAATATCTCTTAATATTTTCCTTGCGGTAACGTTTGGTCTATAAATAAATGGGAATTGATTTTCAACAATTGGACCATTCGGTATTTGACCATTATTAACACCAATAATAAAATCATTAATTAATTTTACGGTTCTTTCAAATGAATAACCAATGAAATTTTGATAGTATTCCAAAGATTTTACATCTTCTAAATCACTATCATAATCAATATTGTCTGATAATGTTTTATTAACTGGTTTTAATGAATATAATCTTATTGAACCTGTAAATGCGTTTTGTTGGTTTTCCAAATTTTGAACTTCCCATTCAACTAATTTTTTAATTTGTTGGTTTGCAGTCCCAAGTTTAATAAGAGTTTGTGTTTTTTTGCTTTTAATTGATGAATCAAAATTTGATACTTGAAGAAAAGCTCTATTTGTATTGGCAATAGGTAATTTATTTGTATCAAACCTTTTTGTTTTTCCGGCTCTTAAAAGAACACTATTTCTTCTTACAATAACATCGGCAGCACCTCTACCTAATAAAGCGTTGTCACCAGGTTCAGGAAATACACCATAAGATTTTTCATTCTTATATGTACCGTCTTTATTTTTAACGGATAATGTACTTAAAACTCTATCACCTAATGATGTATATTTGTTTGCAGCTTGAATGTTTTCAAACGGTAAACTCATTGGTGTTGAATAGGCTCCTTGAACATAATATTGGTCTTGGAATGGGTATAAACTATTTTGGTAAATAATGTTAACTCTTTCCCCAACTTCAGGAACTTGACTAAAAAACATTGGTAATAACGGTAATTGCACGAAGGGGTCTTTTGGTCCCCAAACATCTGTTACAGGATTAAAACTATAACCTTCTAATACGGCTCTTGTATTTTGGTCTAATGGATACGCTCTAATACGACCCAACATTTGTGGGTCTTGATTGTTAACAACTTCGGCAGGAAATATTATTTTTTTCTGTGACTTATCCATTGTTTCGTGAATTATATTCTTTTAATACACTATCGTATAAAGTTTCAATGTTATCTAAATGTTTGGATAATTCTACAATAAGATTTTTTGTTTCTTCAAAATCTTCATTTAAAAAATCCATAACTTTAGTTAAATCACCATTACCTCTGTTTTTGATATCAGAGATTATTTCATTGGCTTCGTCAAACGATATTTTATTTGTTGTAATCATAATGGAATTCCTGTCATTGGTCTTGGGACTGTAAACCCACTTGGTGTTATTACTTGTGGTGGAGTCATGGATACCATTTTTGAATTTTTTGTTCGTTCAGATTCGGTACCTTTTATTTGTGATACTATTGATTGTAAAAATAAATTTGGACTTCCATCAGGCATAGGTCCCGTTGGGATTCCAGCCCTTTGTAGTTCTTTAATTACTTCTAACGACGCTCTTGTATCGTTAAATCCTGTTCTAAAGGTTGATAAAAACAATAAAAATGGTGGGATTTCAATTCGTGTACCCCTTAAGGCAAACTCAATAATGTTAATAATATCACCAATCACACTTTTACATTTTCTATAATCCGTAACTAATTGGGTTATTAATATTGCACCTTCAATTAATTGAAATATCACTGCGTATTGTTTTGCAACTTGGGATTTTTTTAAATCTCTAACAATACTTTGAAGGAGTTTTCTAATATCTCTAACAATTAAATCACGTAAGATTTTTACAAATCTTGCTCCTATTTCAGACATAACATCTATGTTTAATTTTTGGAAAGTTTTTAAAAATGTTTGTAAATTATAAACTTCATTTACTACAGAACCAACTTTACCAAGAGCAATTCCTTCAATTGCTTTATACATCACCATAAAAGGTAATAATACTTTTGGTGAAAGAACGGCTGCATACAATGCTTGTGGTATTGCTTTGATTATATTGGTATCCACAGAAAATTGAATTTCAGGTCCTTGAGGCCATTGTGGATTATTTGTTACAGAGGCAATTGATTTATTAAAAATTTTACTATTAGCATCAGAATTATCATCACTAATTTCTAAAATACCACTAAAAGTATTAAACAGTGCTTCAGTATCTATTGGTAATTTTACCGTAGTACAATCAGGATATTCAACCACACCTCTTTGAATGTTTGATAACTCACTTTCAATAGTTCTTAAATCAACATCTGTTAATTCAAAAAAAGATTCATCAACCCCATCTAAAGGTGCTACTTTGGCAACACCACTAACATCAATTTCTGACCTATCGTCAAAACATAAACCTAAAATACGAGTTAATATTCTTTGAAAGACTAATTGGCTTTCGGTTTCTGCAGAACCATTTTTTAATTGTATGGACATCGCACCAAATAAAACTTGAAATATTCGGAGATATATATCCTTACTATCAACTATTTTGATAGTGTTAAAATAGTCAGTAATAAATTGACTAACTAAATTTTTATTATCGGCTCTGTTTGGTAATGTTACTTGAAAAAAACTTCCTTGATTTCCATTTTCATCTTCTGTAACATATGTAACATCAAATAAACTTTGTTGTGATAAACCAATATAATTTTGACCATTAACAGCATCATATGATACACCTTCAGTTTGAATTCTTGAGTATAACTCACGGTTCATAGAAAATGGTGTTTGTTGAACTTTAATAGGCGTTGTTTCATACATCAATCTACCCATAGGAGTTGTTGGTGATTCTTTTAATAATCCAAATAAATCTACACTTTCAACAGGAATAAAAATACCATTAGCAGAAAAAGTTGATACGTCATAGGTTTGTTCTTGTGAACAACCTAATTGTTTTAACATAGCCTTTTTAATAATACCTGGTAATTCAGATTTAATTTGATTTAAAGCGATTAAAAAATCATTTTTAACTAATGAAACAACTGAACTAGATGACTTACCCGATAATCTATTGTCAGGCAATAATTGATTAAGATTTAATAATTTATCTAATTGTGTTTCAGTTTGTCTTTGAAATTTTTTTTTGTTTTCCTGTAATTGAGTTAAAGGACTTACAGTTTCTTCCGCAGCCTTTTCTTGAGACGATTGTTGTTGTGAAGTAATTTGTTTGTTATCTTCCGATACTTGATTAAACGTCTGAATCGCCTTTATAGAATTTTCGGCATTATCATAAGCGGAATTTAAATCAACAATTGTTGCCATAATTATTTAAACTTATATGAATTGTCATTTGACATTCCATCAATATCTTTTTGAATTAAAGACTGTAACATGTCATCATCAATATCACCCAATGATAAGTCTTCTTCACTTTTATTTGATTTTTCCCAAATAGTTGATTGTAATTTAGCCAATGTTAATTTTTTCTCTACAACATCATTAATAATTTTTTGTTGTTTTTCTAAAACAGGACCAATTACGGTCATATCTTCAGGGTCTTTTAACATTGCCAACATTTTATTTTGTACCCTAATAGCCGTAGACCTTTGTTCTACAAGTTCATTGTAGATTTCTTGCAATAATGCAAGAACCGAATCTTTAGATAAATTTATTTCTTTCTTTTTTGGTCTTGACATATTGATAAATATTATTTTTAATGTTTTTTATTCTATCATGTCATTTAACACGACATAATATAATTTTTTAAATCGTTTCATTGCCGTTCTAATTTCTTTCGTTGAAAGGTTTGTCATTTCACGGATTGAAAGTAAAATAATATTTTTGTTGAACTTGTTATTGTCCGTACCTAAAAATATTGTTTTATAATTTTCAAATAACTCTAACAAAGCAATACCCAATTTTTTTTCATTATCAGTTAAAGGTTCGTTATCAATATAGTGTTTTAATTCGTTTAAAAACCCTTGTATTACATCATCAGCTTCAGTTTTTTCAAGTTCCATATAATAAACCATATCAGGTCTTTGTTCTAAACTGGATGAAATATCTTCATACGAAATTTTTCTATTTGTATCTTTTTGGTCTTTTATGATTTGACCCATTAAATAATTTTTACAAATAGTACCAAAATAAGAATATGCTTTCTTTTCTTTTGAAGGTTTAAATTTATCAACCTTTGTCATCAAAAAAGAATGTGTATCAGTGTGAATATCGGTAAAATTCATATCTTTACGATATAACTTATACCTACGGATAATTGATGATATCATTTTATCCAAAGGACCCCTCAAAAACTCATTGTAGATTGCATTTTTTTCTTCAAAAGTTTCTGCGATAAGATATCTTCTTACCGCAGCTTCTTCTGCAACGTCAAAATAATTAACGTTAGTTGTTTTTCTACCTCGTTTTTTGACTGTGGTATCCGTCAATGTTTCGGAAGAAAACATTAAGCATTTTGAACTTCATAATTTATATTTCTATCGTCTTTGAAGAAATATTCTTTTTTTGCGGTTGAAATCCAAAATTTAACTTCATTTTCTGACATAATATCATCACCATTTTTGTAATTCCAAAATATTGAACCTTCTCTCATACTAGTATGTTTGTATCCAAGTTTTGGTATTGTCATAATTCTTAAAGAATTATATGTCATTCTGAGTAAAAATTCGTATACAAATGTTAATTTAATTGATGATTTAAATCCTCCAAAATCAACAAATTTTTCTTTTTTAATTACCATACCAGCAGTTTGGAAATTTTGATAATCTAATAATGTTTCATTATTCAAATATCCCATTTCTTGTGTGAAATTTGCCGCAAATGTGGCTTCATTTGTAAAACCTGCAAATGTACCTTTGTTGTCAGTATCAACAACAATTGGTAAAAACGCATCAACATCAGGATAAATTTCAGAATATTTTAAAACATTATCAAACCAAATATTTGAATATTCATCGTCAAACTCAAAGAAAGATATCCATTGACTTTCAGCCTGTTCAACACCAAATGAAATCTGTTTTTGAAATGATGGTTCTCCAACGTATTCAACAAGTTTTACATTTAAACTTTCAAAATCATAATTTTTTAATTTGGTAACCAATTGTTCTTCTTGAGTATGAACAATAATTAACTCATTAAATGTTGTTTTTTGGATTTTTAAAGATTTAATGGCGCTTTCAAAGTATTCATCAAAATCTTTCGCCAATGCTGATTTGATAGGTAATATTATTGATAAATTAAGTTTCTTTTCCATAATTATGCAGTTTCTTGTGTGATTTGTGCTTCAAAAGCATCTTTACGTTTATTGATAAATGAATTAAATATGTCAACAACTGACGTTTTAAAATTCTCTTGGTTTGTGAATTTTTCTGCGGTATTAAACCCTTCGGTATATAAATCTTGTAAGACGTTATCTTCTAACCATGTTTGAACAACATCAGCAATAACATCAACCATTTGATTTTGGTTATCAATCCAAATACCATTTTTTTCCGACATCCAACCTGGTTTTAGATTTGGTATTTTACCAACAACAGGTACACCACTCTTCATACATTCTAACGGAAATGTTCCAAATCCTGAAGTCGGGTCAATCCAAACACCTAACAAACAATCTTGCAAACCTTTTGCAAAATCATCTTGAGATAGACCTCTTAAATCTTTAAAAGTGAAAAATCTATATTGTGGGTATTTTAAATAAAATTGTTTAATAATATTAAGACCTTCTCTTTGTTCACGTGCTGAAACACCAATTAGTGTTTTTGCAGGAAATTTAGAAGATTCAAAATTTTCATGTAATGTTGGTTCTATAATATCAACAGATACGTGTCTCATTAATGAATTGATATAATCTTTTTGTTCTTCAGATGTTGTAATACATTTAAAGAAACCATATTGTTCCCAAGTACCACCTGGTGATAAAGTTTCTAAAATATGGTCATACGCTTGACATAGAACAATTTTACCACAAGGTAAGTTTTTAACTTGTTCCATAATAAAACCAAAAATTTCTGGAATAACCAAAACATCTTCAGGTGCAATTGCTAAATTTTGACCTTCTAAACTTTGATGTTGTAATTCATCATAAGAACCTTTTAACCAAGATGTAACTGGTGTATATTCTTTCTTTTCATACAACATAATAACATTATGTCCATTGTCTTTTAAAGTTAACGCCATTTCGTAAATGTATCGTATTGATGCTTTGGCGTTTCCTTTTGTGTCCTGAACAAAAAAATAAATTCTGTTTAATTTCTCGTCAATATTTTTTATTGACACTTTGATTTTTTCAATCATTTCGTTTTCCATATACGTTCTACTTAAAATTTTTCAATTAATTTATTAACTAACATTGTGTTCCATGCTAATTTAAATGGTATTGTAAGTTGACTTGACGCTTTTCCACCAAGTTTTTCATCAATATCTTCACTTTCGCTTAAAATCACATCAGTAAGTGTTTTAACCATTTCATATTTTACTATTGAAATGTGTTGTTCAGGTTCTGGTGAACCTGATAATGGGGGTGTTTGAATATTAACATACTTGTCAATATTATCTAAATTTATATAATAGTTTTCACCAAATAATGTAATCATTTTTCTATTAAAGTTTCAATTTTTTTATCAAATTCTTTTAGAGTTGTAATTGTTTCATCACACTCAGTTGTTAAATTATAAGAAGTTTCATATTTAATTAAAGTTTTGTTTTTGCTTTGTTCTAATAAATCAGGGTTTGATGTTAATAAAATATCAAACTCATTCCAAACACTATCTTTTGTCAATTGATTATAAAATATGATTTTATCAATTTCACATCCAAATTTTGAAACAAAAAATAATGTTGCTGGTTTTGTCTTACCAACTTGCTTTGAAATTAATAAAAATTTTACCTTATCTTTGTATTTTACAATTAAATCGTTTAAATCGTAAAATGTTGACATTTCAGTTGATGGTGAGTGACCAAATATTTCCATTGCGAATTCTTCATACATAAAGGACAAATATTCTTCATCTGTTTTAAATTTAAAATGGTTAGAATATTCAGGTGTATTGTATGGTGCTATGATTTCATATTTGAATTCGTCATCAACAAGTTCTAACTCATCAATAAAATACTTTTGATAAATTTGTTCTATCTTGGTAAAAGTATCTCTTAACACTCCATCAATATCTATCGCAATTCTCATTCTTCGTATTTACTTAAAATTTGTGAAATTAATGGGTTTCTAACAATATCTTTGTCGTTAAATTCAAAAACACCAATATCACTAACATTTTTAAACTTTTCAATAGCATCCCATAGACCAGATTGTGTTTTGTCTTTATATCTATCTGTTTGTTCTAAATCTCCCGAAATAAAAAATTTACTTTTAAAACCAATTCTAGTTAATAAAAGTTTCATTTGTTTTGGTGTACTATTTTGAGCCTCTTCAAAAATTAAAATTGAATTGTCAATGTTCATACCTCTCATATATGCTAAGGCAAATACTTCAATAGCTTCAATATTTTTTAAATGTTCTCTTTTATCTTTACCTATAATTTTATTTAATAGATAGTAAGATGGAAAAATGTACGGGTCTAATTTTTCTTCAACATTACCTGGTAAAGCTCCAAGTTTTTCCTCGGCTTCAACCGCAGGTCTAACAATAATAATTTTTTCATACGGTGTTGTTGGGTCCGCGAGTAAATCTACGGCTGCTTTCATAGCAATATAACTTTTACCAACACCAGCCGGACCTGAACATATGATTATTTGATTTTTTTGTAATAAATCATAATACAATCTTTGATTTTCAGTTAAAAATTTTTCCTTTGTTGGTCTTGAAATTATAGATGCGATAATTTCTTTTTTAGATTTAGACGTAAATTTTGTGTCTCCACTAAAAATAGTTGGTTTTGTAGAAACAGTTGGTTTCTTTCTTGGTTTTTTTTCCATTAATTATAATTTATGAAAATTAATGATAAAAGAAACATTAAAAATTAACGTATACTCCTTTGGGCGATGTACCTTGTTTAAAGAATTTTACCTTTTCACCAAAATCAAAAATTAATTCTTTAACTACTTTCATATTTTTTATAAATTCATCACTTTCAATAATATACACAGTATAACCTTCTTTTAAAAAATCTGAAACCAATTCAGATTTTGGTGATTCTGTAATATCAATAGACATGTCTTTATATCCAACACCTGTAAACACAAAAGGTATTGTTTTGTCAGGATTTAAATTTATAAAATGTTTTTTAATAAATTGATGGTGATTTATATTGAAATCTTCATTAACAAATGGTAAAACAAAATCTAATTTATTGTCATTAGACACTTGACCTAATACTCTATTTTCTGTTGGAATCCAAGGACCACCAACACCAAATCCAAAATTAAAATTATTTTCAGATATTGATTTATCATAACCTAAACTTTTAAGTAATAATTTTGTTTCGTCTGAAGTTCCATAATTTAACATTAATTCACCTAAAAAATTTGCAAAATTAATTTTGGTGTGTATAAAAGAACTATATGCCAATCTGTAAATTTCCGCAGACTTACTTGTCATTGAAATAACATTTAATTTATTATTTTGTTTTGGTTGAAATATGTCTGTAATTGTATTAATTACTTGTAAATCAAGACTACCTATTACCATTGTTTCTAAATTGATTAGAGATGATAATATGTTGTCTGACTCAATAATTAGAGGAAGGTAACAAACACTCAAATTCATTGGATTTAATATCTCTGATATTTGTTTTGTGTCACCAGGATTTAATGTGGAGCATATGACAAATGTTTTTTCATATAATGGAATTTCAGATTCAAATGCAATTCCAAAATCTTCAACCACATTCATAACATTTTTTATGTCCAAAAAATTTGATGGTAAAATATTTGTATCAACACAACAAAAAATAACATCTGAGTTTTTTATAACATCAACGTTATCACCATCAACATCAGAAACATAAATTACATGTTGTTTTTCAGATAAAAAATTTAATAAATTTATACCTAAATTACCAACGCCAATTATACCAATGTTCATTAATTATTGTTTGTTATTTTTTATTTTAATAAAATCTTCAAAATCAAATATGTAATCATCGTGGTCAAAACTTGTTGAACAAAAAACAATAAGTTTTGATTTTTTTGTTAAAAATTTTTGAGAATCCCATATTAATTCAGATACTAAAACACCTTCATTTTCTTCTAATAGTGTTTTACTTTCATTAATCCCATCGTGTAATATTACTTCAATTTGACCTTCTAAACACAACAGATACTGTTTGGTGGTGTAATGTGAATGATTACCTCTAATAGTATTTTTTGGAACACCAGATACAACAAATACACGCATTGGTACGAATGGAAGAGAATTAAATTCTATTGGAACTAATGAACCTCTTTTGTCTAAAAATGGTTTAAATTTATTTTTATCCATTAATAATTTTAATTATTTTTTCAATGTCATTATTGGTTAATTTTTCATGAAATGGTATTGATAATGTAGTTAAAGACTCAATTTCAGAATTTGGTAATAAGTCATCATTTATTTTATAAACTTCGTGATTGTGTAATGATTTATAATGAATACCTGTTTGAACATTATGTTTCTTTAGGTTGTTAATTAATGTGTCTCTATCATTAGTGTTAATTCTATACAAATGAGAACTTGTATTATTTAAACCAAGATTTTCATTATAATATTCCCTAATATATGATAATCGTTCTAATTTTGATTTGTAGTTTTCAAAATTTCTAAGAGCGATGTCACATTGGATGCTATTCATATACATTTTATAACCTGGGAATTTTATTTTTCTGTCCCAATTGTTTTCAGAAAATGACATTCCGTTTAATGCCATTTCTTTTAAATGTAAAATTTTATTTAAATCATCAGACACTATCATTCCTCCATCGCAACTACCAATTGGTTTTGTTGGATAGAAACTAAAAATCATTAAATCCTCAGGATTACATTCTTTTTTAAATTGGTTTTTTTCTAACTTTTGTGCTGAATCAACAATTTTATAATCACCAAAATTATGTAAAACATATGAATCACCAACCCAATTTATATCATCATAAAAATTGTATTTATTGTTTGATGTTACAATTGCATTAATAACAACAGGTGGTAATATACTTGGTATATCCACAGTTATATTTTTATTCAATAGTAATAAAAAAATGGCACTTGTTGCACTATTAAATGTGACTGCGTATTTTGCCCCAACATAATCGGCAATTTTTTCTTCAAACTGAATTACTTTTTTATCGTGTAATAAATTTGAGTATTCAGACGTATTAATATTGTATTCGTTAATGTTGAATAGATTAATCATATTTTAATTTAAAGTGTTCACTAATTTATCAATTACATTATACACGTTATTTTGAGGCTTCCATCCTAAACGGTCAAATATTTTATTATTTGACAATCTACTAACTTTAATGTCGTTTGGTCTTATTAAGTCATTATTTATTATTATATGTTTTTGATAATCTAAATTATATTTTTTAAATGTATAATCAATAAACTCTTCCAAGCTTATTGATTTATTTGTTGAAATTATCATATCTTCAGGATTTTCTTGTTGTAACATTAAATGCATTGCCTTTACATACTCTTCAGCACACCCCCAATCTCTAACAATAGAAATATTACCTAACTCTAATTTACTCTGAACCCCCTCGTAAATTCTTTTGGCCGAATTTATAATTTTCATGGTCACAAATCTTTCACTTCTTAAAAATGATTCATGATTACTCAATATTCCCGAACATGTGTATATACCGTAAGATTTTCGATAATTTGATGTTAACCAATATGCCGAGGTTTTAGCAACAGCATATGGTGATAGTGGGTTAAAAGGTGTTGATTCTTTTGAGTTATCTGTAGATTCCCCAAAACATTCGGAAGAACACGGATTAAAAATTTTACAATCTAACTTTAAAAATTTAACAGTTTCCAAAACATTAAGACATCCATTAATAATACTCTCAATAGTTTCAACTGGTTGTAAAAATGAAAAACCCACAGATGTTTGACCCGCCAAATTATAAATTTCATCTGGTCTTACAACGTCAATTGCTTTCATAACACTTCTAAAATCGTTAAGTATCATTGACTGTAATTCAACCTTATCAAAAATTCCAAGTTTTTTTAAACCATTAAATGATGTTAATTCATAATCTCTTGATGTCCCATATACTTTATAGTTATTTTCCAATAAATGCTTTGCTAATAAAGAACCATCTTGTCCTGATATTCCAATTATTAGTGCTTTTTTCATAAAATAATTTTTTTATCATTTAATAATGATTTTATTTTATTTTGTAATTGATAAAATTTACTGCCTTCACCTATTGTATGATTTTTATATGTTGAATTGTGCCAATGCCAAGAAAATGCGTTTTCAAATAATGAATCACTATATTCATTTTTTACAAACCAACCCTTTTCAGTTTTTGTACCCAATCCATTTGGGTCATATTGTTTAACACCATTTAACCATTTTACATTCATTTGCCACTCAGTATTAAAAAAAGCTGAGGGAAATACTGTGAATTTATTTTTAGTGTAAACTTTTGCTAATAAAACGTGGTCTAAAACAGTACTATCAGGAACCATTCTTGTATTTAAAATTTCTTCAAGACACATTTTACCGTGAGAGCTTTCTTTGTGAATATTCATAATTGCCGCACATGGTCCAAAATTATTGAAGTCCGTTTCAGCCCCCCACATATATGCCCATTCTTGGTCTAAAATTGGTTTAAAGTTTCTTAGTAATACCATGTCCATATCAACCCATACTCCACCATATTTGTAAGTTACAAGGAATCTTAAAATACCACTTTTCATATAATGTTTTGTATCGTTAGCACCATTTAAGTACTCATTATTTTCAAGTAATGTACCTATGGATTCGGTTTTAAAATTATAGACTCTCATATCTATTAAATCTTTGTATGGTTTAATTAACTCATTGTCTGAGATATCATAATCTGACCATAATATTAACTTAGTTTTTTCTAAATCTTGAGTTGCCAAATACGACTCAATACATAAAAGTTCCTTTTCGTTTTTAATTTCCGAATAAACGTGAAAATATGTAATATTATTAGGATAGTTATATGAACTATCATCAATATTAGATAAAAAAGATAATGATTTTTCGTAATCTTGATATAATTCTAAATTATTTTCTAAACTTATATTTATCATTTCTATTATTTTAAATTGCGTGTTTAATTATAATTCTAAGTAACAAATCCATGTATAATCTTTTAGTTCATCAAAAAAATCTTTATATTTTTCAGTATCCGACAATAATTGTTCTGGAGTTTCGTAATTTTCATTTATCCACTCATCACCCCATCTAGTTTTATCATCTTTAAATAATGGTGGAAATTCTATGTATTTTGTCACAGTTTTAGTAAAATATTCATAGTCTTCAGATTTTGCATCATACCAAGTTCTATTACCCGCCAAATCAATTACATAGTTTTTTTGTGACAATATTTTTTTTGGGGTATAACAATCTCCTTGATTATAAGGATAGTTATCCTCAACCATAATATGTTTAAAACCTACCTGTTTTGCAAATTTTATCCTTTCTAAACTATTTTGATGGTCATCTAAAAAAACTAAAGTATCTTCAATATCAATGTCATTCCAAGAATTTAATGTAAAATCTGTTGTTCTATATTCTACTTTTTCACTTGTGTAAACTCTAAAGTTAGGATTTGGGTCAATGGAGATAATTTTACTATTAGGGCTTGCTTTTTCAAAAAACCAAGTTCCAAGACCTTTCCATACTCCACTCTCAATGATGTACTTTGGTTGTAATATTTTTATAACAAACCAAGACGGAAACATGTGTCCCGACTTCATCCCACCGTTATTATCTTTAATTGGTCTTGTTTGATATAATTGATGAAACTCATCAATAAGCTCCAACATTTTTTCTCTTGTTAAATTATTTGTTTGGTTCATAAGTTAATAATACGTTATTTGATTTAAATTTTATAGTGTAATTATATTTTTTTGATAAATTAGTAAAATTTAACAAATTATGTCTATATTCATACGTCATGATTTCATCGTATGCTTTATATTCAACATAATTGGACGGGGTATCTGTAAATTTTATTCTACCTATAAAAAGTTTTTTTGGTTTTAAGTTAAATATTTGTTCAAGTACCTCATCCCCATTTGGTAATACATCTAACACCGCACCTAAATGAATTAAATCAAATTGATTTAAATAATCTTCAGTTAAATCATTTATTGATTTAACATCAAAATTTGTTTCAGAATATTCACGTTTCGCAATTTCAATTGCGTCTATTGAGTAATCAACACCAAAATAATTAATGTTTGGAATTTCTTTTTGACATAACTTATAATAAACTCCCGAACCACATCCAACATCTAATATATTAGAAATATTTAAAGATTTAATTGTGTTTAAAAAATCAAACCAATGTTGTGGATATAAGTTATTAAATTCAAACTTATTCAATTCAAGTTGTTTTTCAAAAACTTTTTTGTTTTTCCAACTATCAATAAATTTGCTCATTAGATTATAAAACTTGATATGTGATATTTTGAATCTCCTTGAAAATGAAGTGAATTAAATCTAATATCTTTTTTTAATTTATGGTTATATACATATGGAAATCCATCTTTAATTTTAATATTTTTAATCCCATTAAAATCAAAATATTGGTCAGGGACATTTATGTTGTGGTCATAAGTAGAATCGTTAATGATTAACATCATTTCACCGACTTTACCAGGTCCACCACCACCATCATCCATATAATGAAAAAAATCAAAATAAGTCATGTCACAAACACCACCAGGAAGTCCAAATTTTTGTCTTACATGGTAATGTGATGCAATTTTTTGATATTCGTATGATTGTTTATTATTAAAAGTTTTCATTAGAAAATTAGTAAAATTGTCTAAGCCAACTTTAGTAAAATATGAAGAAATCGCAGCTGTCCTATGAAGTAATGTTAAATCATATTGTTCATATTTTTTATATTCTTCACTAATATCAACATATAACATAACGTCAGAATCTACATAAAAGACGGTATCTAAATTTTGTTCTTCCATGAATTCTTTTAATACAAACCATCTTAAAAAACAAAATAATTCATAATCGTAATTATTGGTGCTTAAATTTTCATAAATTTCAGAAAACTGATTTGTGTATTTATTATAATTTTGTAAATTAAAAAACGACACATTATCATTTTTTGGTGGTTCTTGCGTTCCAATAAAAAACACTTTATTTTTTTTACTGGCTTGTTGTACAGTAAAATTTAGATAGGGTTGATAGCCTTGGTGAATAAAAATTACTGGTATATTTTTCATTTTTTTATTTTAAATAAAGCTAAGTTTTCCACTTCAGAAATAAAGGTTAAATAGTTTTCAACTTCTTTATAATTTTCACTATGGTATCTACCTTTATAATCATGAATAAAAATTAAAGTATCTTCATGTGAAATATCTTTACATATTTTAGCACATTCAATTCTTGCCCTACCATCAATAAAAATCAAATTAAATTTACCTAATTTAATAGGTTTTGTAATATATGTTTTAAATTGCTCATACGTTCCACAATGACCACCTTCAACATATGTTTCATTTGGTTGACAAAGGTGTAAAAATACATTTGGATTATTTAGTAATTCCTGTTTAATTTTGTTATACCAATCTTCGTTGTGTTCAATACTATGGACTTCATTAACAATATTTGACAGGTCAATTGTTGATGAGCCACATCCCCATTCTAAAACTCTTTGATTTGGATTTAAATTTTGTTTAAAAAAATTTTGTTCATTTGGGGTCATCCACATAGTTTTGTAATTCTTTTTTAAATCTTTGGTTTAATAATTCATATGAATTAATTATTGATTCAGGGTGAGTACCTTCAAATTTTTTAGTATAACATTCACCCCTAACATGTGGTTTAAATTCATGTACACCTATATAATTTGATTCTATTTTTAATTTTTGGGTTTCATCACCTAAGACCCATGGTAAATAAATATCATTAAAATAATTATCAATACAATTTTGTTTACTAACACTGTCTTTATAATATCCAATTTTTGTTGAAACTTGTGTTGGAAACACATAAGAATAATGATACATTTGAACACCTGTTTCATTAAAAAGAGTTTCACTGTCAATATGTTTTTTTACAATATTACTATTTGATGGATATTGTATTGTAGGCGGTCTATGAGTAAACCAAGTAGACCCTTTAACATATTTAAAAATACGTAAAAAATTATCTTTATTTAACTCAAAACCTGTTAAATAATGGTCAAACCCGCCATAAAAAGAACAACTTCTAATTCCAACACTTGTTGGTTGTTCTTTTTTTAAGAAGTTAATTATTTTTTTTAAATCTTCAGTCTTATAAACTTCATCAGAATCTAAATTCCATATATAATTAATGTCGTCATTTATATTTTGCATATACGCACGACATTGGTCATCTTTTTCATTAAATTCACCATGAACAACTTTAATTTTGTTTTCTGGGTCAGGAAATTCACTAATAATTTTATTGGTATTATCTGTTGATGTTGTTCTTCCTTGTCTTTGCCAATAAGAAACGGGACCTTCAGCGATAAGAATTTGTGATGCAAAAGGGTACACCTGTTCCAAACATTCTTTTAGAACATAATCACCCTCAAAAACAATCATTCCAAATGCTATTTTCATTTGTTATATTTAAAATTAGTTTTTTTTATTTTATCAAAATAATCATCATAAATTATTTTTAATCCCTCATTGTTAGTATACATGGTTAATGGCGTGTATATATGGTGTTGTGATGATGGTAGATAAGTATCATTTTCTAAATTATAATTAAATTGTGAAAAATGACTAAAAATTAATTTTTGTTTTTTACCTTCCCAAATTATTGTTCCATCGTTTTTGTAATTATCAAAATTATAAAGTTGCCATTGCCATGGTGCCCCATGTGCTAATTCTCCATCAATAAAAATATTTTCACACATTCTTGGAAACTCGTCTAAATATTTTTGGTCTCCACAAGTTGATAAAATAGGGTATTTTTTAAATAAAACCGCATCTGCCCACCAGTTCAATACTTGTTTACCAATATCACTATTCTTAAAATAAACAATACCAACATTATAATGACCTTCAGGGGTGTCAATTGATAAATTAAATTGTCTATGTCTAAAAATACCAATATCTTTATTATCAATGGCATTTAAAATTACCTCAACATCATCATAAAGTAAAATGTCGGAATCAATATATAATATTGATTCATTATTTTTTTTCATTAAAAAATTTGAAAAATACGATGCTAATGACCAACAAAAATATTGATAGTTTGTGTTTTTAAGGTTTAATAAATTACTATCATCATTTAATAATTTATTTATATTCCAAACTTTTAAAGTTTCAGATTCAAATTGAATTAACTTATTAAATGATGTATCATCAATACACAGATAATGAAGGATAAAATCTTTAGAAGATTCCTTTAAAGATTCATATAAAGTTAAACCTTTAATTAAATAATTATTGTCGGATACTGTACAAATGTTTTTCATAAATAAAATTTATTAGATTGTCTGTTTAAAAATAAATTTTTATCGTGAGTTTCATTTTCTACATTCTTTATATGAATCGAATCTTTACCCCCAAATCCCCAATCAGGATGTTCATGTTCAATAATAACTTCATCAAAATACGTTTGTTTTTCTAAGATATTTCCAACTAACATAAATTCATTATCGGACCACATTGATTTATATTCAGGGTAATAAATGTAATTAAATCTTTCATAGTATTTTTTACCTAATATACTTAAAGTGTTTAATGTTGTTCCTTGGTGTCCATCGTTAAACCATAAAATCCCATCAGTATCTGGATAATGTTCTTTCATTTTGTTACGGATAATATTGTCATACCCTTTAACTTTTGGTGTCATATCATCTGACGCTAATAAAACAATGTCCCATTCATTTTCAGTTTCAAGGTCTCTATTTATTGCATGAATTTTAGAAGTACTATCTCCGTAGACATATTTTATATTTTTAAATGTACTAAAAATATTAACAACTTCAGGTGAATTCATTTCTTCATCATCATTATCTAAAGTTATTAAAAAAAATGTATTTTCAATGTCTTCACATAATGTTTGGTATTGTTCTAAAACATTAAAAAATTTACTTTTGCGATTTCTTGTTGGAAATTTTATTAACAATCTCATTTTAATAAAAAATAATATATATATAATTAGTGTCTAATATTGTAGTATACTTCAGGTGCAATAATAAAATTATTTGTTAATGACTTTAATTTAATTAAAAAATCAAAATCTTCACCGTCTCTATTTTTATCAAATCTAAGATTTTCAAATTTATTTTTATAACAGTAAGATATTCCTACATCACCAAATTGTATGGAGTTACCTCTTGGTAATATAAGACCATTGGTATATTTCATTTTCCATATAACAAAATCGTAATCATTATATTTTGTAAATAACGTATGGACATAATTAGAATCTAATGTGTCATCATCATCTAAAAAACCAATCCAATCGGTATTAACCATATTTAAACCAACATTTCTAACAAGTCCCGAAATACCGTGAACTGAACTACTACCACCTAACTTTTCTGTTACTACAATTTTTATTCGGTCATCATCAAATTTAAAACCATCAACACCATCGTAAATAATGATACATTCCCAATTTGGGTTTGTTTGATGTAATAATGAATTAACGCAGTTAATTATTGATGGTCTATTTATTGATGGTATTACAAAAGTTATTTTTTTTTCCATTTTAAAATATATTATTGTTCGTGAGGAATAAAATTTCTCAGTTTTGTTTTATTTTCATTAACAAATGGTAATAAAACTTGGTGTAAATCGTGACTAATATTTTTATCAGTTTCATCATCATTTTTTCTTGTTTGACTTTCATAATGATACGCAACATATCTTCCGTCAAAATAATTGGTAAAACCATTTAATAAACATTTAAAATTCATTTCCACATCTTCAAAACAAACTTTATATTCTTCATTAAAATATCCCAATTTTTCAAACAATGATTTTTTAATCATCGTTAAACCTGCGGTATTACCTAATACTTTTTTAATATTTGTACTGTAATTATAATGACTTTTAAATCCAGCATGAGATAATTTAAAATCATTAGGTTTTGCAATCCAAGAAATAATACCATCATGTTGTACTAAATTATCTTCAAAATGTAATCTACAACCAGCGGTCCCAACATTATGATTTTGTTTGTGTATTTTCATTAAACCATAAATAATGTTGTTTAAAAATTTGATATCATTATTACAAAAAAGTATGTATTCAAAATCATTTGATATATGATTTTTAACAACATCATTATTAATTTTTGCAAAGTTATAATAATCGTATTCTATTAAATGAATGGTTGATACATTAGTTCTTTCTGAAATAAAATCTTTAATTTGATTAATTTCATCTAACGAAGAACCTGTATCGGCAATAAATAATTCATATTGTTCTTTGTCTGAATGTTCAATTATCGAATTAACACAATCAAACAATAAATTTAATTTACTTTTTGTTGGTATAATAACTGCTGTTTTAGTAGAAATTTTTATACTCTTTTCTTTTACTTCGGGAATATAGACTGTACTTGGTTTAATCTCTAATGGTAAAAAAGTTTTGTATTTTTCCAAAAAAACTTCTTTAGATTTGTAAAATTCTTCATTTGGTTGACCAATTGATTTATGAGTAATTTCAAATGATGTGGTAACTCCTAATTTAACACCATCTAAATAATTTGACAATGAAAATGGATGGTCATAAAAGTGATATTTACCAATTGTTTCATCAAAGGTGTGTTTAATTTTTGTTTTATTAAACGATATAAATAAACCATCAAGTGTTACCACAGGTATTAAAAATGGTAATTTTGGTGAATATTTATTAATCCATTTGTTTTGTCCTTCAGGGTGATGATAAACCTGTCCAACCATAGTTTGACCCATTCTTTCCCAATAGACACCTGATTCAGGAAAATAACAAGAACCTGCTTTGCCAATAATTCCATAATCAGGATTATCTTCAAAGTCTTTTATTAATTTTTTACCCCAACCTTGTTCTAGTTTTACATCATTATGTAAACATACTACAATATCATATATTGATTCACCAATACCTCGGTTATAAACTTGGGATAATGAAAATTCATTATTATTTTGGTACTCTAAAATTTGTGTATTTTTTAAACCAACAGTAGTTTCTAAATGTTTTTTAAATTCTGAATTGTACTTAGAATCTTTATGGGTTGAGTATATTATAGTAATCATACTTATATTCCTGTGCTACCAAATCCTTTATCCCCTCTGTCTTTACCTGAAATTTCAGAAACTTCAATTGGGTTTACCCATCTACCATTTGCCACAGGACAAACACAAGCTTGAGCTATTTTTTGTCCCTTTTCTATGTAAACGGTATCATGTGTTGAATTATATAGAATAACTTTAACTTCACCATCATATCCTGAGTCAACGGTTCCAGGTGTGTTTAAAACGGTTAATCCTTGTTTTAGCGCTAAACCACTTTTTGGTCTAACTTGAATTTCATAACCGTCTTTAATATTAAATTTTAACCCTGTTCCAACCAACATTCTTGACAGTGGTGGAATACCAATACTTTCTGTTGAGTGTAAATCAAACCCTGAGTCTGTGGGGTAATTATATTTTGGTGATACGGCATCGGGATGACACTTAACAAATCTTAAATCCAATTTTGGTTCTCTATCACCAAACGCTTTTTCCAGTTCTTTTAAATTAACCCCATGAATTTCTTCAATTTCAAGTTCAGGATTACCATCCATTTCATTTTGAAGTTGTTTCAAGATATTAGATAACTCTTGTTGCAACAAGTCCATTTCATCGTTTTCGTTATTCATATTATTGTAGTTCTTTTAATTTTTTAATTATATCAATCAACACCATTACATCTCTTTCACAATATTCAACAATCAAGTCAAGTTGATTAAAATCGTAATACGCTTCGTGTACTCGGTTACCTGTTACTTCACCTTCTTTTGGTGATTTAACACCCATGGCAGCACACATAAGTTCCAATGATGATAACGCAAAGTTATTACCCATTTTCCATACATCCATAGTATCAATAGCTTTTATTTCCCACGGTTTTGTATCGTAAGATGGTAATAGTGGTGATGGTTTAATTCCATTGATAACCATACGTTTATTTAACACAGGAATATCAAAGTTTTTAATGTTATGTCCACACAACCAAAAATCTAATTTGAATACTTTATTCAGAAGGGCGTTAATACCCAATAAGATTTCTTTTTCATCATCACCTGAGAAAGTTTGTGCGTGTGTTTTTCCATCAGGACCAACAAAGGCAAAACTTGCACATACAATTTTTGAAAACTCGGGAACAAGTGCCGCTCGGTTTACAAAAACTTGTTGTGGGTCCAACCCTTGGTCTTCAGGAAATCTTTTCTGAAACCAATCAAAGTAGTTGTGAAATTGTTTTGTAAGTGCCGGATGATTTTGTTCAAGACCATCGTAGTCTTTATACAATCCAACAGTTTCAATGTCAAAAAATAATAGTTTAGTTAATGGTACCTGTATCATACAATAGATTTATAAAATTCTGCTCTTGTTTTAGTAACAACATTTAAGTCATACGTATCTTTTACCGTTTCATATAATCTTTCACCTAAATCATAAGCCCAATTTGGGTTATCAATAAGTTTTTTAGCGTATTTAAACCAATCACTATGATTTCTACTTTCATCAACCAATAACGCATTACCGTCAACAAAGTTACCATGGTCTAATGAATGTTTCAAATCAATTGTATATGGTCCTAAATTTGAAGCAATTAACGCTTTTTTGTAAAAACCTGCCTCAATAACTTTTAATTGAGATTTAACTTTATTAAAAATGTGGTTTTTAATTGGAGCCAAAGATACATCAAATTTTGCATAGTTTTTAGCGTAAGTTTGAACTGGTCTTGTCCATATACGGTGGTAGTATTCATCAGAAAACTGTGAATAATCTTCTTCTTTGAATTTTAATAGAAATTGTTGATATTCAGGACTAATTAATTTCCCGTTGTCTGTAAATATGTTTTCATATTTGTACCAAACAGTTTCTTCAGGTTTAATATCTCTTTTGGTTTGTTCTTTTGTTTCAGAATTAATTTCTGTAACACTACCTCTGATATCAAAACCACACAAATAAGTTTGTACTTTATTTTTGTATGGTTCCATTCTTTGGAATAATCCGTCTAACAACATTAAATCATGTAAGTGAGATGAACCACCTAACCAACCAAATCGTAATTTTTCTGATTTAATTGTTGGTTCACAAAATTGTGATTCTTTTGGATTAATTGCGTTTGGAAAAATAAAAACATTTTTGTTGTATTTTTTAATTTCATCGGCAAATAATGTGGTTGTAGTTAACACATAATCAGCAACCCTTACGTTATCAACAATTTTTTCATGTATTTTATTTACACGAATTAAATCATGAATTGGGTGTTCTTTGGTTGGTAACCAATAATCATCCAAATCCATTACGGTTTTAATACCTTTTTGTTTTAGGTACTTAACAATATTTGCAGTGTTTTCGTAATTTCCAGCAATTACCCTATGAAAATGAACAATTTGATAGTCATCCCAAACTGATGGGTTGTTGATATCTAAATCAAAAACTATATCTATATGAAAATCATCAGGATATAGATTCTGTAAAAAAATGTGGGGGTCTATTGAACGAAATTTACCAACACCTGTTCTGTCGGATGGCAATACTAATACTTTTATCTTTGACATATATAAACTTTTTCATAATAATAGAAAAGTTACACAATAAATCAAAGTATTATTTCATCTTTTTAATTTTTGTCACAAAACCTTCAAAGACATGTTGACCAACTCTAAAACTAATTTGTTCTTTTGTTTTTGATGAACTTTCAGCAACCAATCCTTTTTCAGTTAAAACTTCGGTAATTGTGTCTCTAATAATTGATTTTAATAAACTGTAATCAATTCCACCCGACATATTTGGTGTTTGATATTGTGGTTGTTGTGTACGTTGTTGTGTTTGTGGTGGTGTTCCACCAGCAGCGTCCGTTTTCATTAATCTAGCAGCGGCTTCAATTAAATCATTTGATAATGTTGGTCCAGCCATGGTATTTGGTTGGTCAATTGGGTGCTCAATCATTAATCTTTTAATTTCATCAGGTAATCTTGAATTTAAAATTTTATCTTTAACAGGTAATTGAGATTGTTGTTGTGGTTGAACTTGTTTTTGTTCTGTCATATATTCTTGTGGAATATTATACATTGCTGGCGGTGCGTTAAACTGTTCTAACATTGGTGTTGATGGGATTCCGCCACTGTTTCCAACTCTTGGTGTTTTATTATGGGCATCCATAATTTTTTTTGCCACCACTAATTTTTGCATTAAATCATTTTCTGAATTCATATATTATGTTGTTGTGTTATCAAATTTTGCAATTACAATAACTTGGGTCATGCTTTTATCTCCATTAAAGTTATAGCCAGGTTGTGCCTGAGTAAAGTTTTCACGTGTAGGTTTTAACATAGTTATTTTATCTACACGAAATAATCTCCAAGAAGGTAGTGGTTGTTCACCTTTATATGCGGTATGAGATGCTCCTGTTCTATCCCATCCTCTAAGGACTAAATTACCTGCTTTTGAACGACCTAAAGCAACCGGTTCAATTTCACGTAATCCTCGTCCTCCTGGTTCATCACCTTCATAATAAATGGAGCACACTTGTTTTTGCTCAATTGATTTTTTAATATCATCAATTGATGCCGCTTCAGTTATTAAAGATTTTAACGAACCAAGTAATCTCATTATTCAATACCTTTTATGTTGTAAGGTTTGTCAGGTTGATAAGCGTTAAATTTAATATTCATTTTTCTTTCAAAGATATCAATTGATGTTCCAGCACTTTCATTACGAGTGTCCGAAGTACCTATACCTCTTCCAATCGCATCACCATCTGCAAGAGCAGCTGGGTTAGTACTACCATATTCATTACTTTGTTGAATAAAATCATTTTTTACAATGTTCTTTTTTCTTTCTATTTCCGCAATCGCAGTTAATCTGTTAGCTGGTTGTGAAAAATCTAATGGTAATTTTTCCATAACTTTTATATTATTTTTTTCATAATGTTATTTATCCTTTTTAGGCTTTCGGTTACTTGTAAATCATATTTCTCAAGACTTGATTTATTCGCTCCGTCTTTTGAAATGTTAAGATTTACATTTGCATTTGGTGTTTGAACAAACTCTTTTTCCATTCCAGTGTCTTGTCTAATATTTTTGGATGTAGCCAATGATTGTCTTGAACCTGATAACGAGGAATTAACGAAATCTCTCATTTTACTTTCACCATTTAAAATAAATGGTGCGTCTTGTGGTGTTCCTGTGTGGTTATCAAAAAAATTTTTAATTCTTTTTAATTCTGGATATGATATAGATGTTGCAGTTTGTAATCTTCTATTACGATTATATCCTTCAGTATTTGCATCGGCATTTTTAACTTTACCAAAACATATTCTCATATGATTTTGTAAATCTTTTGGAAAATCCCAACTCTTATTGTAAAGTTCTTTATTCATTTTTTAATAACTTTAAAATATCAGAATTACTTAACCCTTCTTTTTCTGCCATTTTTTTAAGAGTTTTTAGATTCTTAATCAATAGTTTTGAAGCGTTGATTTCTTTATTTTGAACATCAGTATCTTTTGATTTTTTTGTTACCATATCCTCAAGAACTTTAATCATTTTTTGTTTTTGGACTTCTTCCAATCTTTTTCTTGTAAAAGAACCTGGTAATTTTTTCTTTTCTAATTTTGGGTCATAACCCATTTCTTTTGCTCTACCTTTTGGGTCGTCAACACCCAACTCTTTGAATGTTTCAATTGCTTCTTTTGCATCTTCACCTTCTAATTCAGTTTCTTCAAAACCAAAGGCTCCACGAGCATCAATTTCTCTTACAACACTCTCACCATAATAAACTCTATAACCACGTAAAAGAGGATTTGTTGCTTGTCTTGCTGCAAATACAGTTTGGTCCATAGTTTTTGTAGGTGATAATGTGGGGTCATGAATTGGAACTTTTGAATTTGAAAAACTACCATCGTAATCTACAAGTTCTTCAATTTCACCTTTTTCAGATGAAATTTTATCCATAATTCTTTTAATATCTTTTTTTGAAAATTTTTTCTTTGACTTTGTTAATTTTTCAATAACTAATTTTAATTTAGTTTCATTAATTAATGGTATTTTAACAATTTCATCCATTGTTCTGGCTTCTGTAATGGTATTACCAACAGAATAGTAGACATCAATAGAATCTTTTCTTTTCTTTAAGAAAAAATACATGTCATTATTATAATATTCACGACCAAATTCAATCATAATGATTTTTTATACTATAAATACTACAATAAAAGTATTTATGTCATATGGCTTACCAGAACATTAACCAATATGTCTATAAAAAATGGTATTTATCACCATTTTTGGAGGTTACAGACCTTTCTTTAGCATCAGATGAACGAGATTATAACGAAGAAGTTATTTTTTCACCATATATTATTGGTGCGTATGATGGTGATGTGTTACCAGTTAAGTTTGATATTAATTTTACGGGAAGTAATCAAAATTTTTCATTAACCTATGGAAATTATGATTTTGATAATATTTTAATTTCAGAAAATTACTATAACCCAACAGATGTTTTAATACCTTGTTATTCTTCAAAAACAATTTGTGATATTGGACTAACAGGAACTGATAATGGTTTGGTAACCGGAATGACTGGTCAATCAATAACATATACAAATGGTTTACTACCCGCAAATGAAAAATTTGATAGGTATAAATTTGACAGAAGATTAAAATTACATCAAGTAACAGGATATACTTGGACACCAAACACAAGATTTTCGGGTGTAACCGCAGGAACGGTTTATAATGTTGTGTCATATAGTGCTCAAACTATTGGAAATTACCAAGAATTGTATGGTGGTTTCTATCAAGGATTTTATGAATTGTTTGGTTACGATTATAAAATTTTACCTGAAAGATATCCAAAAGGATGGACGGTAGAGATGACTTTAAAACCAAGATTATCAAATGTTTATTCTCCAAGTTCAGGACAAACCACATTAAATGAATATTATCCAAACAATGCGGGTATATTCTTTTATATGGGTACAAGAGCCGAAAATAAATATTGGCACCACGCAGCCGGAACAAATTCAGGTGACCCATCTTATTACAGAATTACAACACCGTTAACTGGTTTAACAAGTTGTTTTTGTGTTGATTTGTATACAGGATATACAACTTCATCAACAACAATTTTTGATTTAACAACAACAGGTAGAACATTGACTGTTTCACCAGACTTATTATGGGTTTCAGGTGATACGGCATTAATTTATCATGACGATGCTCAGTATCTTGAGGGAACCGTTGTTGGATACACGGCATCAACAGGAAATTTTCAATTTGTAACCACAAAACGAGTAGGGTTGGGGACTATTAAATTTTCAATAATAACCAAACCAGGTTATTTACAGTATAATGACTCTAATTGTGTATTAGTATATCCACCAACAGGAACAACAGATTCACACACTCAAGTAGACCCTTGTTGTTGTCCTGAACCACCAGTTCCAATTCCAGAACATAATCCTGAATATGATTCAATGTCTAATGCAATTGCAATCAAATTTAGTGGTGACCCACACAATCCGAAAATTTGTATAAGAACTTTAACTATAACGGGGGATTGTATTTTTTCAGGTTCTTGTGAAACTTTAGGTCCTGATTCAGTAACGGGATATTCAATTAACAACTACTGTACCGATAGAGGAATTTATGATGACTGTAGTGGAACAACATATGATGAACAAGAACATTGGGTTTTAGTAGATGTAGTCTTTGAGCGATATACATGGTTAGATACGTGTGATTTATACTATCGTGGTGGTCTTGGAACTATTACTGTGTTCCCGTACACTGCTAGTACGGCAAACAATTCGGTTTCATTAATATCACCACCAATAACACATTATGAATTAATTCCGACTATTGAAGAACTTGTTGAGTTAAACAATCTTTGGATTTTAGAAAAAATATACCGTAGAGGTCGAATGAAAATCTACATTAATGGTAGAATATTTGATGTGTTTGAAGATGTTGAAGAAATTATACCTCGTGGTTTATTTGGACACAAAGAAACCCAAGTTGGAGTACCATTCAACATATCTTGGGGTGGTGGTACACAAGGATTACACGAAAATTTAATTTTTAGTGCGGTACCAACAAATGATATTAATTATTATACCCAAGACCCTGAATTGTTTCCACCAAACATTTTAAGTGGGACTACATTAAGCGGTCTTACAACTAACATTTTAATTGAACAAAATTTTGCAGGGACATTTGATGGTGCAATATCAACATTTGGTATGTATGCAAAACCATTATCGGTTCCAGAAATCCAACACAATGCAAGAATTTTAAGACCAATTTACAATTTTTTAAATCCATATTGTTTAAATTGTGATTTCCCAACACCCACACCTACATCAACTCCTACACATACACCTACAAACACACCAACAATATCTCTAACACCATCAAATACCGCAACACCTACAGTAACACCAACTTTATCAACAACTCCAACACCAACAGCAACAACAGGGTTGACTCCAACGGCAACTGCAACTCAAACTATAACACCAACAAATACATCTACCCAAACACCAACACCTACACAAACAAATACATCTACTCAAACACCAACACTAACACCCACACAAACTAAAACACCAACACCAAGTGTTACGTCCACTATTACTCAAACACCAACACAAACACAGACTAAAACACCAACGCCAAGTGTTACATCTACACCAGGATATACTGGATGTGAATATTATAGATTAATAAATGAATCTGACAGAGGAAATGTTATCTATTCTTACATAGATTGTTATGGTACTTTAATTTCTGGAAATGTTTTACCTCCAAATCCTGATGTTTATTTATGTGCAACTAAAAATAGTGTTAAAAGAACTGGTGGTGTTAATTCTTTGGTTTTAGTTGATTTAGGTATGTGTCCATCGGCAACTCCGACTCCAACTATTACGCCAACAGTTACACCAACAACAAGTGTTACACCAACTAATACACCAACACCTACACCGACTAATACTGAAACTCCTACTAATACACCAACACAAACACCTACTAACACTGAAACTCCTACTAATACACCAACACAAACACCTACTAACACTGAAACTCCTACTAATACACCAACACAAACACCTACTAACACTGAAACTCCTACTAATACACCAACACAAACACCTACACCTACAAACACAGAAACTCCTACTGAAACACCAACTCAGACTCCAACTAATACTGTAACACCAACGCCTACAAATACAGAAACTCCAACTCAGACTGTAACTCCAACAGTTACGCAAACACCAACAAACACTAATACCCCAACCATTACATCAACTCCAACAAATACCAACACACCAACACCATCAACAACACCAAGTATTGTAAGTTCAGGATTGGTTATTCAACTTGACGCATATGAAAGTTCAAGTTACCCTGGTACAGGAACAACTGTTTTTGATATTACAGGTGGATATGACCATACATTAATTGGTGCAACTTACACAGTTCTTAATGGTATAAAATGCTTCGATTGTACAACAGGAACTAATAGAGTTGATTACAACTTAACAGGACCTTTATTACCAAATTCAGGATACACATATATCACTTGGGCAAGATTGATACCTAGTAATGCTGGGTTTAGAACAGTACTTTATACAAAGGGCCCTCCTAAAATCACACCAATTACCATACCTAATGGAACAAACACATTAGGATATTGGGCAACAGGATTTGTAAGTTCAGGATATGATGTTTCATCTTCGGCAGGTGTTTGGGTTCAATTTGCTGTAGTTGGAACAAATACATCTCAAACATTCTACATAAATGGTTCACAGGTGGGAAGTACAATCAATGAGGGTGCTGGTGGAACTAGACACTGGGGATGGGGTAATAATGATACGGCGGGTCAACCTTGGGGACATGTTGCCAACATGTATTTCTATAACAGACAATTAAATCTTACTGAAATAACACAACAATACAATTATTTAGCTCCAAGATTTATAGAACCAACCGCAACACCTACACCAACAATAACTACAACTAACACTCCAACACCTACTGAAACACCAATAACAGTACTAATTAATCCCGTTTTAATAAGTGGTATTAATGAATATATTTCAGTTGGTAATGGTGAGTATTTGGAATTTTTTGAACCATAACCAAGTCCAACAGTATATGGATTATAAACAAATATTTATAAAATAAAAAATATGTCATTAACAGGTAAAACAATCGGAGAATTAACTTTTTTAGCGGAACCTACCAATAACACTCTTATTCCTGTAGAACTAAGTGGTGTAACCTATCATATTGCCTACTCAGGCATTACAAATAATCTTAGTAATACAGGTTCTTGGACGGTAACATCAGGAACCAGTAATTATAGTTTTACTCTTGAGGGTAATAGTACCTATAATTTGTGGGTTTTAGCTAATATACCGAATGGTATAATAGTTTACAACGCAACTGTATCAATAAGTAATAGTAATGTACCTGTAATTGGTTATCAATATGCGTGGAATTATACTGGAGGTGGTAGTCCAATATTGTTTACATCAATTCCTGACCAAATTATAGGTACCGCAGGTGCAATATCAACCTCAAGTCCTAGTGTGAGTACCCCAACAAATACATTTGTGTTTGGAATACAAAATAACACAGGTTCAAATATCACTGTAAATTACGGATATCTTAAAATAAGTTAAAAAGGATTGTTTTTACTTAATTTTCCTATTAACTTTTTCAAATCCTTTAATATTTTTATGAAAAAATATATTCATGAAAATATTTGTTCAAATTGCCGCTTATCGTGACCCCCAACTTATAGCAACTATCAAAAGTATGATAGAAAATGCTAAAAGACCTAAAAATTTAAGAATTGGTATTGCAAGACAATTTCATCCTGAAGACGGGTTTGATGACATGTCAGAGTACGAAAATGATAAAAGATTTAGAATCCTTAACATTCCTTATCAAGAATCAAAAGGTGTTTGTTGGGCAAGAAACCAAGTTCAACAACTATATCAAGGTGAAGAATATACACTTCAAATTGATTCACACATGAGATTCGCACCCAATTGGGATGATGAAATGATTAAGATGATTAAACAACTTCAAAAGAAAGGTCATGAAAAACCATTACTTACAGGATATGTATCATCTTTTGACCCCGACAATGACCCATCAGGGCGTATGCAAGAACCATGGAGAATGGCGTTTGACAGATTTATTCCTGAAGGTGCGGTATTCTTCCTACCTGAAACAATTCCAGGTTGGCAGAGCTTAACAGAACCTGTTACATCTCGTTTCTATTCAGCTCACTACTGTTTTACATTAGGTCAGTTCTCAAAAGAAGTACAACACAACCCTGAATACTATTTCCACGGTGAAGAAATATCAATTGCCGCTCGTGCTTATACTTGGGGTTATGATTTATTCCACCCACATAAAGTTTTGATTTGGCACGAATATACTCGTAAAGGTAGAACAAAACAATGGGATGATGACAAAGATTGGGGTAATAAAAACAGTCATTCACATTTTACCAATAGAAAATTATTTGGTATGGATGGTGAAAAACAAGAAGGTCATGACGGACCTTATGGATTTGGACCTGTTAGGACATTAAGAGATTATGAAAAGTATTCAGGTCTTTTATTTGAAAAAAGAGCTGTCCAACAACATACCTTAGATAAGAATTATCCACCAAATCCATACAACTTTGAATCTGAAGAAGAGTGGAAGAAAAACTTTGCTCAAGTATTTAAACATTGTATTGATATTGGTTTCTCACAAGTACCTGAAAAAGATTATGATTTTTGGGTGGTTGCCTTCCACGGTGAAAATGATGAAACACTGAACAGAAAAGACGCTGATAAGGCAGAAATTGATAGAATGATGAATGACCCTGATGGTTACTGTAAAGTATGGAGAGAATTCCAAACAGAACATAAACCAAAGTATTGGGTTGTTTGGCCACACTCAGTATCTAAAGATTGGTGTGAAAGAATAACAGGAAATTTATAATATGGAAAATTTAGATAATAATTATGCCATCACCACTTTTTGTTATGGTGAAAGGTATTATGAACAAACAAACAGATTAATAGATTCTTTTAAAGAACTTAATGATAAACCAACAATTTTTGTTGTTACCGACAATCCCGATAAAATCACAAAAGAAAGTTGGGTTAAGGTTAAAGACATTAGGGAGTATAATGAACAATATCAAACCTACAATACAAATTATTATGATTTTGATTTTTCAGTTAAAAGGTATTCGGTTAGATTTGCATTAGAAAATGGTTTTAGTAAAATAATATTATGTGATACTGACGTTGTGGCTAATGAAAGTTTATTTACACATGAAAATATATTAAAACTATTTTTACCTAATAGTATATCTGGTCAAGTAACATATCTATTTGAAAATGAAGAAAAAAGTAATAGTGAGTTAGGTAAAAGATTCAAACACTACGAAAATAAATTCAATGTTTTATATAGTAATGAAAATTTTTACATGCCTGAAGATTGTGTTCAATTTTTAGATATTGAAACAAATAAATTTAATGATTTTTTAAATACTTGGGATGAGTGTATTAAAATCAAATACGATGAGAATTTACGTAACGTGCCAGCGGGTAATATTGATGAAATGTGTTTTTCAGCATTTTATAACGGTATTGAATTAAAAAATAATTCCAGTCAAGGCATAAACTTATTGATTCCAAAACATAATAAATGGTATTAAAAATAATAACTTCAATCTACGATTTAAGATATGAAGACGGTAGAGGTGGAATGAGGTATAAATCATTCCCGTTGTTGGCTCAAACAATACAAAACATCATATTTGATGAATATGAATATGTTATTTATACAGATAAACACACATATGATACATTTTCATTAGGTGATGTTTTTAACCAACAAAATGTTGTTATAAAAATTGAAGAATTAGATTCTGAATATTACTTAAACACTATTAATCCAATCAGAGAAACAAAATTCAATGAAGGTGAAATATATGATAGAATATATTGTGTTAAAAACTATATTGAGGTAATTTTAAACAAAATTAAATTTTTATTGTCTGAAAGTGAAGAAAATAAAAATGTTGTTTGGTTAGATGCGGGATTGTTTGGAACTAGTTGTCACGATGGTTGGAGAGATTATATGAATGTCTTGGCCCACTCAAAATTATTTTTGGATAAAATTAATGAAAAAATTGATGAGTATGGTTTTATATCTTTAAGAGGTGAAGCAATCCAAATTAATTATGAGTTACGAGATAGAATGAATGCGATATATAACACAGACTTTAAATTAATACCTGGTGCATTATTTGGTGGAAATAAAGAAAATATACAAAAAGTATTATCCGATTATCTAAATATTTTTGATTTATATTTAAAAACTTATAGTGGTTTAATCAGTGAACAAGAGGTTTTGGCCATTTTAACACATAGAAATAACACCAAGTTCTTTAATTTTGGAGATTGGAATGATTTCCAAAGAGGTATTTTAGAAATTATGGACAAATTAGACACTGAAAAATATATCTTAGAAAAATGTTATGAATAATTTTTCTTTTCACATCCTTTGTACATCTTTAGGACGAGAATCGTTAGGTCGTTTAATTGATAGTTTTGTTAATCAATTAAATGAAAATGATTATTTTACCATTGTATCGGATAATAATCACGACTTTGTTGAGGGGGTGTTATCTACTTTTAATTTTAAATGTAAATTAAATCATATTAAAAATTTAAACGGTCCTGAAGGTAATTTTGGACATCCATTGTTAAATAGACATATGAATACCTTAGACGGTGATTTTATAATGTTTGCCGATGATGATGATAGGTATGTTCCTGATGCATTTGAATATATTAGAAATACTGTTACAGAAAAAAAATTATACATTTTTAAACATAAATGGGGTGGTACCGTTAATTGGGCTTCAAAACATTTTGAAGTCGGCAACATTGGTAAATGTGTTGGTGTAATACCAAACACCAAAAATTTACCGTTATTTCATGAGGATATTTTTGGAGATGGGATATTTTATTCTGACATATCAAAAATATTTGAATATGAATTTATTGATAAAATTATTTATAAAGTTAGGGATACAGAATGAGTAAAATAACATTAGTTACAGGTTTATGGAATATTAATCGTGATTCATTAACTGAAGGATGGTCACGTAGTTTTGAACATTATTTAGAAAAATTTGACCATCTTCTTAAGGTTGATAATAATATAATAATTTTTGGTGAACAAGAATTGGAATCTTTTGTTTGGGAAAGAAGAGATAGGTCAAACACCCAATTTATTGTTAGAGATAAAGATTGGTTTAAACAAACTGTTCCATACGATAAAATCCAACAAATTAGAACAAATCCTGATTGGTATAATCAAGCTGGATGGTTGGCAGACTCAACACAGGCAAAACTTGAATGGTATAATCCATTAGTTATGTCTAAAATGTTTTTGTTACATGATGCCAAAATTTTTGATAATTTTGATTCTGAATATATGTTTTGGATTGATGCTGGATTGGCAAATACTGTACATCCAGGTTATTTTACACATGATAAGGTCTTAGAAAAACTTCCAAAGTATATTAATAAATTTAGTTTTGTTTGTTTCCCTTATGAGGCAAATAACGAAATTCACGGGTTTAATTTTGACGAAATTAATAAGATATCACAGACAAAGGTAGACATGGTTGCTCGTGGTGGTTTTTTTGGTGGACCAAAGAGTAGTATTAGTGATATAAATGGAATTTATTATAATCTTTTAACATCCACATTGTCACAAAATTTAATGGGAACTGAAGAATCAATTTTTTCAATAATGTGTTATAAACATGCTGATTTGATTGATTATTTTGAAATTGAGTCAAATGGTTTATTTGGAAAATTTTTTGAGGATTTAAAAAATGACGATTTAAAAAAACAAAGTAAATTTAAAATGGATGCTGTTAATGATGATTTAAGCCCTGATAATGTTGCCTTATATGTTATAACATTTAATAGTCCAAAACAATTTGAAACTTTAATGAATTCTATGGAAGTTTATGATATAGATTTTATTAACAAACCAAAAAAGTTCTTATTAGATAATTCATCAGATTTATCAACTACCGAGAAATACTCGGAACTTTGTGAAAAATATGGTTTTGAACATATTAAAAAAGATAATTTAGGTATTTGTGGTGGTAGACAATGGATTGCAGAACATGCTGAAGAAAATGAATTTGATTTTTATTTCTTTTTTGAAGATGATATGTTCTTTTACCCAAACAAAGGTGAGGTTTGTAGAAATGGATTTAACCGATACGTTGACAATTTGTATAAAAACATAATTGAGATTACAAAAAAATACCATTATGACTTCATCAAAATGAACTATAGTGAGTTTTTTGGTGATAATGGAATACAATGGTCATGGTATAATGTACCGCAAGATTTTAGGGTAAAACATTGGCCAGAAAAACCAACATTACCCGTTCAAGGTCAAGACCCAAACGCACCAAAGACAAAATACAACAACATTAGAAATCACAAAGGAATTCCTTTTGTTGATGGTGAAATTTACTATTGTAATTGGCCACAGATAGTTACACGACATGGAAACAAAAAAATGTTCTTAGAAACAACATGGTCAAGACCGTTTGAACAAACTTGGATGAGTTACATGTTCCAAGAAACAATTAAGGGAAATATTAAACCCGCATTGTTATTGATGACACCAACTGAACATGATAGGTTTGATTTTTATGATGGTTCATTAAGAAAAGAATCTTAATGAGTATTTATATGTAATGGATTTTAATATTAAGAAAAATGCGACATTACCACTTTTAAAAATGCAAGTGGTTAGAGATGGTAGAAGTGAATACCAATCTTTTATGGATTCTTTAGGTAGTGCGTCAATTTTCTTTTCTATGATAAATGAAGCAACGGGAATACCAAAGATTGTTTCAAAACCCGCATACATTACTGAAGTAATTGGTGATGACCCAAACGCATTACCCGAATATTACGTATATTTTAAATTCACTGCTCGTGATACAAATACTATTGGTCGTTATGTTGGACAATTTTTGATTAAATATAATAACGGTCTTTTGGGTGGTATTGAAGGAAATCTTATTTTACCTCTAAGAGATGAGTTATACATCAATGTCCAAGAAAGTTTCATTATAGATAGTCCTTGTTGTTGACGAGGTTAAATCCAATACCTATACTTTAACCAATGAGTAAGACAAACTCCGTATTTTACGGAAGATAATAGGTCACTCGGTTAAAATTTATAGAAATGATATCAAACGAAGAAATTAAAGCGTTCTTGGAAGGTGGCGACCCCGAACAATTCATTGTGTCCATAGAATTTGATTATGTGACAGACGCAATTTACAAAATTAAAGAAGTTCCTGGTCAAGGAAAATCAATTCAAAAAGACCATTTTATACCTTTTGCTTGGGTCGGTGACCTAAAAGGTTTAAATTTTTATCAAGGCTCAAAAGGATTACAAAAAGAGGCCATGTCAAAACATAAAATTGTTATTGACAAATTAGAAACCCACGATAATGAAAGATTAGAGAACGGTTTAACCTATATGGTTAAATGTCTTGGTGGATACCGTTCATTGGTTCAATTTTTCCGTGATGGTGGTATTGACCCTTGGGGTGATAGAGCAAAGGATAAGTTTCTTATGTTACCTCCTGTAGAACAATATCTTATTCAGAAAGAAAAACGACTATTCAAAGGATATGAAGAATACAATGACATAACCCGACTTGTATTTGACTTAGAAACGACCTCACTTGAACCAAAGGATGGTCGTATATTCATGATTGGAATAAAAACAAACAAAGGGTTCCACGAGGTAATTGAATGTGACACAGAGGAAACTGAAAAGTTAGGTTTAATTAAATTCTTTGATACAATTAATGAACTTAAACCATCTATCATTGGTGGATATAACTCATTTAACTTTGACTGGTTGTGGATTTTTGAACGAGCTAAGGCACTTGGATTGGATATAAAGAAGATAGCCAAGTCACTTAACCCCCAACGTACCATATCTCAGAAAGAACAAATGTTGAAGCTTGCCAATGAGGTAGAAAGATACCCACAGACCTCAATGTGGGGATACAACATCATTGATATCTTACACTCAGTTCGTAGAGCCCAAGCGATTAACTCAAACATCAAGTCGGCGGGTTTGAAATACATAACTCAGTACTTGGAGATTCAAGATGAAGACCGTGTATACATTGACCACACAGAAATTGGTCCTATGTATGCTAAAAAGGAAGATTATTGGTTAAATGTTAAAAACGGAAAATACAAGAAGGCGGATAATCCACAATTTGATGACCTTGATACACGTTTTCCTGGTACATATATCAAAACTACAGGTGATAAGATTGTAGAACAGTACCTTGACGATGACTTAGATGAAACCCTACGTGTGGATGACGAGTTCAACCAAGGTTCGTTCCTTTTGGCTTCGTTGGTTCCTACAACTTATGAGCGTGTAAGTACAATGGGTACGGCAACTTTATGGAAGATGATTATGTTGGCTTGGTCTTACAAGTACAACTTGGCAATTCCAGCCAAACAAGATAAGACTGACTTTGTTGGTGGATTGTCTCGTTTGATTAAGGTTGGTTATTCTACATCTGTATTGAAATTGGACTTTAGTTCACTTTATCCATCTATTCAGTTGGTTCACAATGTATTCCCCGAGTGTGATGTAACAGGTGCGATGAAAGGATTGTTGGGTTACTTTAGAAGTTCTCGTATTATGTACAAACAATTGGCTGAAGAGTTCGAAAAGAGTGACCCTAAGAAGTCAAAATCTTATGACCGTAAACAGTTACCGATTAAAATCTTTATTAACTCAATGTTTGGAGCGTTGTCAGCACCACAAGTATTTCATTGGGGTGATATGTACATGGGTGAACAGATTACTTGTACAGGTAGACAATACTTGCGTCAGATGATTGGGTTCTTTATGAAACGTGGATATGCACCATTGGTAATGGATACGGATGGTGTGAACTTTTCATCTCCATCTGATGTTCACGAACGTAAATACATTGGTCGTGGTTTGAATTGGAAAGTAGTGGAAGGTAAAGAATACATTGGGGCGGCTGCGGATATTGCCGAATACAATGACATATTCATGAGAGGTGAAATGGCTTTGGATAATGATGGTGTATGGCCGGCATGTATTAACTTGGCTCGTAAGAACTATGCTTTGATGACTGATAAAGGTAAAATCAAATTGGTTGGTAATACAATTAAGTCAAAGAAACTACCAGGTTATATTGAAGAGTTCTTGGATAAAGGAATTAAGATGCTACTTCAAGGTAAGGGTAAAGATTTCATTGAATATTATTACGAATACCTACAAAAGATTTATGATATGAAAGTTCCTTTGGCTAAAATTGCCCAAAGAGCAAGAATTAAACATTCTTTAAGTGATTATAAATTCCGTTGTACTCAAAAAACAAAGGCGGGTTCATTGATGTCACGTCAAGCACATATGGAACTTGCAATTCACCATAACTTAAGTGTGAACTTGGGTGATGTGATTACATACGTAAATAATGGTCAACGAGCATCTCACGGTGATGTGGTAAAAAAAGGTGATAGTTTGGTTTTGAATTGTTATTTGTTGGACCCTGCGGAATTAGAAGCAAATCCTGATTTAACAGGAAATTATAATGTGGCAAGAGCGATTGCTACTTTCAACAAACGTATCGACCCATTATTGGTTGTATTCAAAGATGAAGTTCGTGAAGCTTTAATTGTGAATGACCCTGAAAAACGTGGAATATTTACAACCGCCCAATGTGAACTAATTAATGGACATCCATTAGGTGAAGGTGACCAAGATGATTTGAATGATGTATTAACAATTTCTGAACAAGAAATGTCTTATTGGAAAAAACGTGGATTGGAACCTTTTTATATCTATGAAAAAGCTGAAGAAGGTTGGGAAAATCAAATTACGGGATTACCAAATCTTCAAACCATCTGAAGATAAGATATACCAATATTGGTTAATAAAAACAAATTCGACACACGCACCTTTTTCAATTGATATTTCATCCCACTCTTCATCAATAGAATTAATGTCGGGTATGATTAATACGTTTGTCATTGCTTTTATTTTAACTCTATCCGTTGTTAACGAATTTAATTTTAAAATACAATTATCAATACCACGAATAACGATTGAATATTCTCCATTTGTGGTGTATTGTGGTTCAGAAACAATGGCTAATTCAGAAGTTCTAATCTGAACACCATTTATGATTTTAATTGCGGGTATAGATTTAATTATTGGCATATTATACAACAGTAATTGGTATTGGCATTGCTCTATATTTTAATTGCTTATTTAAATTTTCAGCAATAGAACCTTCTTTTTCCATTTGTTTTTCAGGACGTAATCTTTCTAATCTTTGTTGGAGTTCCGTCACTAAAGAAACTTTTTCATCTTTGGCTTCAGTTTGAAGAGACTGATAATCCATTGTTAATTCACTATCTGGTGTCTTCAAATTACCACTGAATTTACCTCTAACACGAGCTAAGGTCTCTTTACAGTATGCGGTGAACCATCTTCTAACCCATTGTTTTGCAGGGTCGTTTAAATCAATCCAATTTAATTCATCTAATGGAATGTCTGATGGTAATTTTACGATATCAGGATTATCTTTAAGACATTGGTCTCTGTCTGCATCAGTTGTATCATAATACCAATACCAAACACGACCTCTCATTAATTCATTATCACCAAAATCAAATCTACCACCAGGTGTATTATACAACATAACCGCTCTTTTTCCATCAGGAAGTGCTGTCACACGATAACTAACATCGGGTTGCATAATTCTTCTTTTAAGATTTATGTCTTGTTGTCTTGCTAATACATCATAAGATGAGAACATGAAATATCCTCCACCGGCACCACCTTGAGCAAACCCACCAGGTCCACCAAGTCCACCATAACCACCAAGACTTTGCATTGACCAAGGGTCAAAGAACATGTTATTTTGTTCTGCTGGTGAATACCATAAAAGTTCGTTAATTTCACGACCCGCAGGTATTTCGTATATTTGTACGTTTTGTTGTAATTCAAAATAATCCTTCTTAAGAACCCAAGGACCTGAATTTTGAAGACCAACAATTTTAGAATAAGCGTAAGTGTATTGAGTTTCCCAATCAAGACTTCTTCTGATTAAAGCGTTTGCCACAGATTGGGTATCCAAATTCATACCATACAATGTTGTCCATTGTGATTCAATCAACCAATCATAAAGATATTGTGTATAGTCACCGATGGACAATTCAAGTAATGAATCCATCATTTCAAATTCCAATTCAACAGCTCTTAATGGAGCCCCAAGTTGATTTAAAATCCTGTTATACAGTTTGGTTCTTTCTGGTTCAGCAATAACTACCATAGTCTTTTATATATAAATATCAAGTTATTACAATTGATACAACTTGGCATCAATTGGGAAATAATAAACACCATCAATAATTTTTGTGTTTGAGTTATCAAAGATTACCATGTCATCCAAACGTTTCATAAAAATCATCCAATTTGTTTGATATCTTTTAACATTTGCGGTACCATCAACTTTATACATGTCTTCACTTCTTGTTATATGACTGAATGGTTTTACCTGTGCAGTTTTTTCAACACCATCAACCATAATCTTAACATCCACACCCGTCATCATATCTTCTTTGTTTCCAAGTTCACCAATACGAGTTACGTTTTCATCACCAAATTGTTTTTTAAGTTTTTCAACAACAGCATCTTCAGTTTTATTACCTTTGTCTGAAGTTACCCCCATCACACTCATAATTGTTTTAAATGTTTCTGACTCTAATGAAAAAACTCTAAACTTAACTTTGTTTAATGTTTTTAACATTCTTGCCATTTCATTGACTTGTTCTCTTTGTGTTTTATCTGAAAAAATAATTGGTTCTTCACCTATTTTTGTAAGATATTTGTTTAAATCTTTTTTCAAGACACAAAACGCACTGTAATTTGTATTCAAATAATTGATAACAGACCTACCTTCACCTTCCAAATCATACACACCCGACATTTGTCCTTTAGCATATTCATCTTTGTTGTAAAATCTGTCAGCAAATGTTTCTTTTAAAATTTGCATTATTGCATTTTTGTATAGATTAAGAACATCACGGTTTGTATTAAATAATAATTTTGAGGCCATTTTGTCTTGAGTAGAACAAGGTTCACTCTTAACGGCTTCAGTTAAAAATTCTTTTGCGGTTGTAGATTCTTTTACCGTTTTGTCTAACTTTCTTGAAAGTTCAGATTCTACATAATCCCAATTCACAACTTTCCAAAAGTTTTTAATATATTCATCTCTTCTATTTCTATATCTTAGATAATATGCGTGTTCCCAAACATCTAACCCTAAAATTGGATATCCGCCTTGGTCAACAACATCCATAAGTGGATTGTCTTGGTTGGCGGTTGTCATAATCTTTAATGTTCCTCGTTTTGTAAGAACTAACCAACACCAACCTGAACCAAATCTATCTTTTGCTTGACCATCAAATTTCTTTTTAAAGTCAGATAAAGATGAAAAACTTTGATTAATTTTTTTGAGTGTTATCGGACCTGGTTTTGTTGTTTTTGGAGTTAACATTTTCCAAAACAATTGGTGGTTGTAAGCCCCACCCGCATTATTTCTGATGAACTTGTTGAAACTGTCAATTGTTTTAACAATTTCTTCTAAAGTTAAATCTTCATCATCTTTTAATGCTCCATTTAATTTATCAACATAACCTTTGTAGTGTTTGTTGTAATGAACACTCATGGTTTCTGGGTCAATAAATTGTTTTAGTGCTGAATAAGAATAGGGTAATCTTTCTATCTTAATGTTTTTGGCTTCTGTGACAACTTTTCGTACTTTTTGTTCTTGTTGTCTTTTAATTTCTTTTTTTTGTAAATCTTCTTCAATTACTTCAATCCTATTTTTAAGATTCTTCATAAGGTCGGCTTTTATTAATGTTTATTGATTATAAATAAGCCGAAGTTTGATTATCGCCTCCAATTATTTATAAGTTCCAAAATTTCTTGAACATAATCACCGTTGTCTACCTTATCACCCATCACGGTTTCAAAGATGTCTTTCTTCTTTTTGAGTATGTCATAGATGATTCCCTCCACAGTATTGTCAAAAATTGGGTAATAAACTAACACATTATTTTTTTGTCCATAACGGTAACTTCTATCTTCTGCTTGGGAGTGGTCGGATGGTAAAAACGATAAATCATTCATAACAACGGCTTCACCAGCTGTTAATGTAATACCAACACCTGCGGCTTTTATATTTCCGACAAACACCATAACATCTTCTTCGTTTTGAAAACGGTCAACAGACATTTGTCTTTCTTTTTGTGACATTTGACCATCAAGTCTAACCGCCTTTTTTCCAAAATGTTCCAATATCATCTCCAAAGTTTTGGTGAAGTTAGTAAAGACAATCACTTTCTTACCTTGTTCCACAATGTTTTCACAGATTTCAATTGTTGACGCAACTTTTTCTTCAGCAATCACCTGTCTTACTTTTGTAAGTTTGGTGAATTGAAGGGTTAGTGAATCGGACTCACCATTTTTATCGTACCAATCATAATATTCACCCATTAGGGCTTCATATTCTTTTGATTTTAATCTTAAGTAAACGGGTGTGATAATTTTATCAGGTAAATCTAAGACATTTTCTTTTAATCTTCTTAGAACTAAAGGTGCTGTTCGGTCTCTTAACTCTTCTAAGTTGGATGCTCCACTAACATTCCAAATTTTTCTTCTTCCTGCTTGGAATTGAAAACCATTACAATACCTTTTGACGTATGCCATCCAATTCTTGGCTACAGGACATTCAATCAAGTTTAACAAATTAAAATAATTGATTGGTCTTGAAGTGATTGGTGTACCTGTTAACAACCAAAGTCTATCAACATTGGACACAAAGTCATTAATTAACTTGGTTCTTTGTGCTTGTTTGTTTTGAATGTAATGTGCTTCATCAATAATCACCAAATCAAACTTTGTTTTTAATAAAACAGAATCTGATTTCTTTTTTTCATCGTGAAAGTTTTTAATAATGTCATAGTTGATGATTATAAAATCACCATCTTCCCATTTTTTACCTTCAATGATTGATGTTGGTTTATTTGAATAGTTTTCAATCTCACGTTGCCAGTTAATCTTCAAAGATGCTGGACAAATAATTAATACTTTCTTTGCTCCCGTTTCCAAAGCGGCAATAATGGTTGAAGTTGTTTTACCCAAACCCATATCATCGGCAAGAATAAACTTTTTATTTTCAACCAAAGATTTAATAGCTTCTTTTTGGTGTTCAAGTGGTGGACGGTGAGAATACTTTTCATAATCAATTACCACATCCTTAACTTTATTGTCTTTTATCAAAGCAACCTTTGGAATCCAAAAGTCGTACACTTGTTCTGAATCAAAATATTTTCCCCAAATATGGTAGGCGGTATCTTTTTCAACCAAAAGTTTTTCAACATATACTCTTGTTGGAACAGATGAAAGTAATTTATCATTGGCAATTTTTTGTGCAAAATATGAATCAAGTTCAACCCACTTCTTGGCAACTTTTGGAGCCATTTCGTGATAATTTATAATGTATTCTGCTTGGGCTCGGGTTGGATAGAACTTTTTGTTATCAATCTGTTTTTGTCTTAAACGTATGATATAATTATTGGCACCCTGATACGTCTCTAATAAATCAAGAGCCTTTCTTTCTAACACAGAGACATTATATGCGTTTTCAGTATTTTCCAATCTAACAAAAGATAATCAATTTATGTATATTTATCAAGTATGGCGCAACAACTCGTTCCAATTACAAGATTAGGTAAATTCTTTGGTGGTGAAGATTTTGAATTAGATATTTCTATGGGTCGTGAATGGCTTGGTGGTGATATGAATTTTACCATTGTATTATATAAAGTTGACAGGACAAAAACAGTTAATGATGATGTTTATGGTGAAGTACAACAAGACGGAATACAATTTTTAGCACCAGTATCAATTAACGCATATGTTAGAATTGAAGAGGCCACAGAACAATTTTTAGGTAGTAGTAAAATTATTCAGAACGAGCCAGGTCTATTGAAATTCGCTGTTTACAAAAAAGAACTTGCCGATTTACAAGTTAATATTGAGTTGGGTGATTATTTAGGATATTGGATAACAGAATCTGAAGTTAGATATTATTCAGTTATTGACGCAGGTATTCCTGATTATGACAATAAACACACTTATGGTGGGTATAAAGGATTTTATTATTCATATACCGCAACACCTGTTAGTGAAAACGAATTTAGAGGTATATAATGGCATTACCAAGAAAACGAAAGGAAATTATTCCGACAATCAATCTTAAGCCCGAAAAAATTCTTTTGGCTCGTAGAGAACAATTGCTTGAAGATATTAAGTATGATGGAACTTATTTACCAAAGTCGTTAATGCATCCTGAATTAGATAGGGGATTTTTAGATTTTGTAAAAGAAGATTTACAAACCACTGTTGCTGGTAGTATAATACCAATGATTGATTTAATTATTACCACTCAAAACTGGGCTCAATTTACAGAAACTTGGGATATTCAAGATTTGAATGGTAACCCAACATTACCGTTTATTACAGTTGTTCGTCAACCTGAAGTTAAGTACGGAAGCAATCCCGCCATTATTTACAACATTCCAAATAGAAAAGAATATTTTTATGCTGCCGTTCCATCTTGGAATGGAAACATCAAAGGTTTGGACATTTATAAAATTCCACAACCAGTTCCTGTTGATATTACTTACAATGTTAAAATTGTTTGTAATAGAATGAGAGAGTTAAATGAGTTTAACAAAAATGTGATTCAAACTTTTGCATCAAGACAAGCCTATAGACAAATCAATGGTCATTATATCCCAATCATTATGGGTACAATTTCCGATGAGTCGGTTGTTGAAGTGCAAAGAAGAAGATTTTACATCCAAAACTATGAATTCACAATGTTAGGGTTTTTATTGGATGAAGATGAGTTTGAAGTTGCACCTGCGGTTTCTCGTGTGTTTAATACTTTTGAAGTATCTGCTCAAACATCAAGACCAAAAAGAAAAAAATACCCCGAAAATATTGATGAATATAATTTGAGTGTTTCAATACCGAGTGGGTCAACACAAACTGACTTAATGGTTGATTATACAGGTGATTTTAATTTATTAACAAAAATAAATGTTACCAATTTTGATGTGTATATAAAACCACAAGGACAAGTAACTTTTGATTATTATGGTAGTGATGTTTCATTAATACAAGTCAATACCAACGATACTTTAAGACTTGTTTTGACAAGTAGACCCGATGATACATTACCTTCTACATTCAATTATGCAATCAAATTGTTTGGTGTGAATTATGATGTTCCACCACAACCAAATCCAAATGGGAACCCCCACTCATGATTCACCATAAATGTCTTTTTTAGTTTGACATTTTTCTTTAATCAAATTTTCCAAAAATCTATACATCTTAATACCGTGTTTTTCACAGTATTTCTTTAAAATATCGTGTGACTCTATTGATATCTTCAAATTCTTTATTTTCTTTTCCATAGGTAGAATAAAGGCAGAAAATAATCTGCCCATATTATAAATAGATGGCGTAAAGTAAAGTTTTTCTTAAATCTGTTAATATTTATCTATAAAATAAATAAAACTGAATAACTAAAACAAAATGGCAGTATCAAATAAAGTATTCGTATCTCCTGGTGTATACACATCAGAGAGAGACCTTAGCTTCGTAGCTCAAAGTGTGGGGGTAACCACTCTTGGTCTTGTTGGGGAGACATTAACAGGTCCGGCTTTCGAACCAATCTTCATTACAAATTATAATGATTTTGAATCATATTTCGGTGGAACCATCCCCGAAAAATTTGTAAACACTCAAATCCCAAAATATGAGTTGGCTTATATAGCAAAATCATACCTTCAACAATCTAACCAATTGTTTGTAACAAGGGTATTGGGTTTATCTGGTTATGATGCGGGTCCATCTTGGTCAATCACAACAATTGCCAATGTTGACGGAAGTACTGTGGGTCTAAGTGTATCAACAGGTACAACATATACGGTTAACTTTACTGGAACAACAGGTGGAACTGCAATTACATATTCAACAACTTTCCCATCTATAATCCAAACAGGAAATACTTACACACAATATAATGGTGGTGTATCAACAATTAATGAACAATTATATAATCAAATCCAAACAATAATTAATAACTCAGGAACTACTTCAGGAGATTCTGCTTACATTTTTGGAACTGTTGCAGATTCTGATTATAATTCGTTATTAACACCATATACTGCACAGACAAACGTTTATAATGTATCAGGACTTTCTGTTTCAGATGCTGACTTTACATCACCAAGTGATGATACTTGGTATTACGCAAACTTTGATATTACAACAGCAGATGCTTATACAGGATATTCTTTCTATAACGTAGTGTCATCAATGACTAGTTTAGGTTCGGGTTCTTATTCAGGTACTGTCACAGGTAAAACTTATACATACTCAGGTACTGCATATGAAGGTTGGAATGATGTTGTTGTTGCGACTTTCCGTTCAAGAGGTGTTTCGTTGTTTACATCAGACTATCATGGTCCACAATATCAAATTACAGGAACAACTGATGTTATTATAGATAATTCAGGTTCTTATTCAGGAATTTCTCAAAACCCATTCGCACAATTTGCGATTTCAGGTTATACTGACAACGCTGAAACACCAGCTTCGTTCTCGTTTGTTGCGTCTATGAATAGTAACGACACAAATTATATTACAAAAGTATTTGGTATTTCTAACTTCGGTAAAAATAGAGTTGAAACACCATTGTTTGTTGAAGAACAATTCCAAACAATGTTGACTTATGGTTATAACAAAGGTTACATCAGAGGTATTAACTCATCGTTAATTAGTTTACCAGGTTTAAGAAACCCTGTAACTACAGGTACAATTGCTAACTACTTGGAACAATACCAATCACCTGAATCACCGTGGGTTGTATCTGAACTTAATGGTTCTACAGTTGAAAGATTGTTTAAGTTTTATTCAATTGCTGATGGTAATAGCGCAAACACTCAAATTAAAATTTCAATCCAAAATATTTCATTTAACAACTTAAGTTTTGACATTGCGGTTCGTGATTTCTTTGATACAGACGCAAATCCTGTTGTTATAGAAAAATATACAAATTGTACTATGGACCCAACAAACAATAACTATGTTGGTGTTAAAGTTGGTACTAGTGATGGTGAATACTCATTAAATTCTAAGTACATTATGTTGGAGATGAATACTGAGGCAAATCCTGAAAGTGTACCTTGTGGTTTTGAAGGATATGTTATTAGAACATACGGTTCGGCAACTTCTCCATTCCCAGTTTATAAAGTGGCATACAACTTCCCAGGTGAAGTAATTTATAACCCACCATTTGGTATTGTTACAAACCCACCATTCTCATTTACAGGTTTTGATAATAAAACAGTATCTGGTGGTGATAAAGTAAGAAGTACTTATTTGGGTATTTCATCACAAATTGGTTATGACCCATTATTCTTTGAATATAAAGGTAAACAAAAACCTCTTGATTTATGTGTTGAAGGTGATGCATTACCTTGGAATACTGTAACTAAAGGATTCCACATGGATTCAGGAGCGACAGTTGTAAATATTGCTTATGGTACTACTTCAGGAACACCAGCATTTGATTGTGGTGTGGCTTCATTCCAATCTGACCCTGAAACACCTGCAAATCCATACTTCCAAATTCAAGCAAGAAAATTCACATTACTATTACAAGGTGGATTCGATGGTTGGGACATTTATAACGAAAGTAGAACAAATACAGATAGGTTTATATTAGGTGGTAGTGGATACCAAGCGGGAGCTTGTCCAACCACAAGATACCCTAACGCAACTGGATGGGGAGCGTTCAAACCAATCGCTATCAGTAACTTTACAGATTTCTCAAATACTGACTACTACGCATACTTGTTAGGTATTAATACTTTCGCAAACCCTGAAGCGGTTAACATAAATGTATTTGCAACACCTGGTATTGATTATGTTAATAACTCAAACTTGGTTGAGGATTCAATTTCTATGGTAACATTTGATAGAGCGGATTCAATCTACATTTGTACAACACCTGATACAGCAATGTTTGTACCAGTAACAAATATAGCTGATTTCATCTACCCAACAGAAGCGGTTAATAACTTAGATAATACAGGAATTGATTCTAACTACACAGCAACTTATTACCCATGGATTTTGGTAAGAGATACTGTAAATAACACACAAATTTACATACCACCAACAAATGAAGTTTGTAGAAACTTAGCGTTGACTGATAACATTTCATTCCCATGGTTCGCAACTGCGGGTTACACAAGAGGTTTGGTAAATGCTGTTAAAGCACGTAAGAAACTTACACAAGAAGATAGAGATACTTTGTATCAAGGTAGAATTAACCCTATCGCAACTTTCTCAGATGTTGGAACTGTAATTTGGGGTAACAAAACATTACAAATTGCTGACACAGCACTTAACAGAATTAACGTAAGAAGATTGTTATTACAAGCTCGTAAGTTGATTTCAGCGGTGGCGGTAAGATTGTTGTTTGAACAAAACGATGCTAAAGTAAGACAAGACTTCTTGGATTCGGTTAACCCTATCTTGGATGCTATTAGAAGAGACAGAGGTTTATATGATTTCCGTGTTACTGTAAGTAATTCACCTGAAGATTTAGATAGAAATACTATGACAGGTAAGATTTACTTGAAACCAACAAAAGCGTTGGAATTCATTGACATTGAATTCTTAATCACTCCAACAGGAGCATCATTTGAAAATATTTAATATTTAAATGATTAGAAAAAAAATACTAAACCCAACATCATCATTACTTGAAGGTTTTGATGATGTTGGTACGCCTGACATGAAATATTACGCCTTTGATTGGGACGATAATATCATGATGATGCCAACAAAAATTATTCTTAAAGATGAAAATGATAATGAAGTTGGTATGTCTACAGAAGATTTTGCGGAATATAGAAGTGAAATCGGTGTAGAACCATTTGATTACAAAGGTAGTACAATAGTTGGATATGCTGACGAACCTTTTCGTAATTTTAGAACTGGTGGTGATAAACAATTTAAAATTGATGCCATGAAAGGTAAACCAGGTCCCGCTTGGTCTGATTTTGTGGAAGCAATCAACAATGGGTCAATTTTTTCAATAATCACCGCACGTGGACACAACCCCGAGACACTTAAAGACGCAATTTATAATTTGATTATTTCTGACCACATGGGTATTAATAAAGATTTATTAATTAAGAATCTTAGAAAATTCCGTGACCTTTCAAATATGGAAGACAAATCAGATGTGGAATTAATAAAAGACTATATGGATATGAACAAATATTATCCCGTTAGTTTTGGTACAGACGCAGGAGCCGCCAACCCCGAGGAATTAAAAGTTCAAGCAATGAAAGAATTTATTTCATATGTAAAAGGACAGGCTAAAGAATTGGGTAAAAAACTATATGTTAAAGATGATGTGAAAAATAAGTTTGTACCTAGTATTGGTTTTTCAGATGATGACTTAAAGAATGTAGAAGTAATGAAGAAGCATTTTGAAGATGAACCAGTTTTAAAGACTTATTCTACTGCTGGAGGAACTAAAACTAGATACTAAACGATGATAATTTTTAAAAAATTAAAGTAAATACAAAAATTTTCAAACAACGAGTATTTATAGATAAATAAACTAAAACAAAAAAACTAAAAAGAATATACCATGGCTGATTTATTAATGAAAATGCCGGTTCCTTACGAACCAAAAAGAGCGAACCGATTTATACTAAGGTTTGACACAAGTTTAGGTATTAATGAATGGTTCGTAGAATCATCAGGAAGACCAAGTATTGATATTAACCCTGTTGAGATACAATTTTTGAACACTTCTACATATGTAGCGGGTAGATTCAAATGGAATCCAATCTCAGTTAAATTCCGTGACCCAATTGGTCCATCAGCAACACAAGCTCTTATGGAGTGGGTTCGTTTACACGCTGAATCAGTTACAGGTCGTATGGGATATGCTGCGGGTTATAAAAAGAATGTTGACCTTGAAATGTTGGACCCAACAGGTGTTGTTGTGGAAAAATGGATTCTTGA